CCGAACTTGCGAATGAAGCTATCACAGGGCAGGCTACTAACCCTGAACAGCTTGCAAGCGAGAAGAATTAACCGTTATGGCAGCGGATACAAGCCCGCCCTGTGTAGCTTATCCGCTGCGCCGTTAGGGCGAACTCATGGAGCCAAAGAGCGGCCCCAATCGCTCGCCCTAACGGTGGCGCGGATGCAATTCGCTTTGTAAGGGCTTTCGCTGAAAGGTAAAAGGTGTCCAAACAATCATGATTTCGAGATCAAAACCACTAGACTTGCAAGGGCCGTTCGCCCTAACAAGCGAATGGAGACCGACCAACGGTACAGGGAGCAATCCCGTTATCTCAACATCCTACAAGCGAAAAGGGCAGGGCTTTTGTGTCTAGCCAAAAATAGCCGACCTATTTTGCAAGGCTGGCGGAGCAGGGATGGGATACTATCGAGCAGGGTTCGAAGTCGTAGGGTTTGATGTCGAAGATCAGCCTCGCTATCCTTTTGAATTTCACAAAATGGATGCCTTGCAAGCTATACGAGAATTCGCTGATATATTTGACGCTTTTCATGCAAGCCCGCCATGCCAAAGGTATTCCAGACTAAAGGGTTTATCAACAAAAAAGTATCCAAAATTAATTGTGCCGGTTAGAAAACTACTTATGAGAACAAAAAAGCCTTTTGTAATAGAAAATGTACCAGGCGCACCACTTCGCAATCCGTTGATGCTTTGTGGAACAATGTTTGGATTGCCACTGATTAGGCACAGGTTATTTGAAGTAAACCCGCCTATTTATTTTGCTCCTGCAACGTGCCAGTGTCGCAAATTATTTACCAACGCCTTTCACGGGTATTCTGCATTCCGAAACGGAGCGCAAGCAATATCGTGTGTTGGAAATAATTTTGATCGAAAGGACGGTTCAATTGCACAAGATATTGACTGGATGAATAGGCGAGAATTGGCAGAAGCAATCCCGCCAGCCTATACAGAGTTTATCGGCGGGTATCTTCTCAAACACGCCCTGCCGACCGCTATGGAAACAGGATGCTAACCCCCCCCTGTACTCCGTTGGCGGCTCATCCGCGCCACCGTTCGGCGTCGCTCATGTGGTCTGGGGAGCGACCACAATCGCCCGGTCGAACGGCGCGCGTGATCAATTACGAAGCACGGCGTCTTACTTGCAAAAACAGGAGATAGCAAATGAACTTGAGTAAATCAAAATATAAACTCGTGGAACCTTATGGAGGTCATGCCTGGTGTCCTTCTTGTAATGATTTCACAGAGTCAGACGTTTTGGTTCCCGATGATGCTAATTTCCCACATTTCGTGATTTGTTGGAATTGTCATGACGTGCGACAGGCGGGGGTTGGAAGTCTACGCGACGCCGAACTTCGTAATGAAGCTGTCCAACGGTACGGGGAAACTCCCGTTTCCGAACAGCCTACAAGTGAAACGGATGCTTATATCTCAAAAGAAGAAGCCGACTACAGAAATGAAATTTATAGGCAAATTATTAGATATGTAGATGAACGCATCCGTAAATCCCGCTATGAAAACGGCGTCTAGCCTGCCCCGTACTCCGTTGGCAGCTTATCACGCGCCCCGTTAGGCGTCGCTCGGGCACCCTCCGCAAGCTACGAGTACCACCCCCGACTCGTCCGAGAGTAGGTGAAGTATGGAAAAAATTTTGTTTGCTATTGACTCTGCAAAAACAGCAGTTGAAGCAAAAACTCTTATAAACGCAAAGGCATGGCTTGAAGAAGCACTTATTCTCGTTGCAGCTGCTCAACAACGCATACACCAGACTTGCCCAAAGTGCGGCGCAAATTTTCAGTCTGGCACAACGCCGAAGGATGGCGCAACTCATTGCCCTCAGTGCGGGGCAAGCTGGTAATGAAAACCTTACGAAGTTTCAGCTTCATAAAAGGAAAAAAATGTCGCAACATAAAATACATTATGTAGGAAATGATCTCGTCCAGACGACTCCCGCCGGCTTCCTCGCTTCCATTCTTGATGATTGGCATCGATCCCTGGATCTGAGAGTGAGCGCCGGCGAGCTCGCCCAGAATACAGCCGTCCTATATAAACGCGGGATGTCGAAGTTCCTGGAATTCCTGCCCACCTCCACGACCGAGGATCGTGTGAGAGAATGGAAGGCGGAGCTCTTGACGGCCTACAAGTCCAGGACGGTCAATGCCTGGCTGGCCGGCGTGAAGTCCTTTTTTGCCTGGGCGAAGGCGTCTGGTCGTATCCTGGATAATCCAGCCGAGGGAGTTCCCCAGGCGAAGCAGATGCGCCGGCACGAACGAGACATTCTGACTGACGCCGAAGTTCGCAGGGTTCTGACTCTTCCGGATCCAGAGACCCCAGCCGGTGCTCGGGACTCTGCTATTCTGGCCTTGATGGCTTATGCTGCTCTTCGAACCGTGGAAGTCCATCGGGCCGACCTCGAGGATATCCAGACTCGAGCCAGCAAGACTGTGATGATGGTCCATGGGAAGGGCCACAGGGAGTCCGACGACCTGGTGGTCCTGAACGATTGGGCCGAGTCTATTATAGGCGTTTGGTTAGCCGAGCGTGGAGACAAACCTGGTCCGCTATTCATTTCCTTCTCTAATCGAAATCTGGGGGGGCGTCTATCCCTGCCGGCGATCCGTGCCATGGTCAAGAGGTATTTTCGCCTGGCCGGGATTTTCAGCGATCGCAAAACGACTCATTCCCTGCGCCACACGGCTATCACAAAAATGATCGTTGAAGGCCTCTCCCCCACCAAGGTCATGAGTGTCTCACGTCATAAGCGCCTTGATACTCTGATGGTTTACGCGCATGACGTGGACCGGCTCGAGCAGCCGGCGGAGGACGTGATTAACTACGACTAACTCCCCAATTTTTAGGAGGAAAAATTGGAAAACAACAAACTTGCTACTAAAAAAACTGCCACACAACTTGTGGAGTCGTATAGAAAGGCTATTGATCGAACGAATGAGGCGTATGCTATTTTAGAAAGTGTTGAGTCTGAACTGGAGGCGACGTTTGGGCGTGAAGCCTACATGACCGTGTTGCCTAAAAACGAACGCACAAATAGGGCGCGCGAGAAGGTTTTGGAAGAGTTGAAACGTTCGGCTTGGCGTAGGATTATCTCTATTTCCCAGATAGAAAAAATGCTATCTTCGAAGCGTGCGGAACAAATGCGTGAGAGGTTACATAATGGCGATCTGCCTGAAATCACATTGGATGAAGTCTTATCTATGCTTGATTCTCTGATGAACAACGCAGACGATTTTGTGAAAGAAGCCGCCGCCGAGGTGTTTGAGGTTTTGAGGCCGGCAAGCAGAAGCGGATGGCCTTCAAAATACAAAACGAATCAGAAATACGCCAAATACGAACTAGGCCAAAAGGTGATTCTGGCGAACTACATAGAGTTTGGTTACAATGGTTGTTTCAGGGTTGGGTGGGGATATGTCGATACAAAACTAATGGCAATCGACAGGGTGTTTCATGCACTTGACGGAAACCTGCGCGGAATGGAGGATGCGAACAGATCCCCTCTGATAGATGCAATTCAAACCACGAAACAGTCCGAAGGTGCTGGAGAAACCGAATACTTCAAATTCAAACTTTACAAAAACGGGAACATGCACTTAGAATTCAAGCGCATGGATTTGGTGAAAAAATTGAACGTTATCAATGCAGATTCGGGTATATTGACTGAGTAAAAAAAAGGAGGTGATCTACCTCTAGTACCACTAGGAGCCTTGCGAAAGGCTCTTTTTTGTTGTATATTCATAAAAACATCTGCTAAACTTTGCTTTACTTCTGATCCAATGACTTTCTTGAAAAGCACGGATATATGTCATCCCAAAAACTAACCGATCTACAAAAACTATTCGTTGAGCACTACCTGATTCACTGGAACGCTGCCAGGGCTGCCAGGGAAGCCGGCTACTCGGAAAAATCAGCCAAGATCATAGGTTTCCAAAATCTACAAAAGCCCCATATCCGAAAATATATCGAAGAACGCCTATCGGAAGCTGCCATGTCGGCCAATGAAGTTCTAAAGCGGCTGTCAGATATGGCCAGGGGCAGCTTGGTTCCATTTATCAATATAACCAAGGATGGTTTCGTTTTTTTCGATTTTTCACACCCAGATGCAAAAGATTATCTGCATCTCATCAAAAAGATAAAGACAAAGAGGAAGCGATTGGTTTCCGGAAGAGGGAAAGATGCTGAGGTATGGGAACATGAGTGGGTCGAGGTTGAGTTGTACGATGCGAAAGATGCGCTTGTGCAATTGGGCCGGCATCATGCCTTATTCACGGATAATATAAAAAGTCTGGACCTGACCAACCTTACAACCGATCAATTGGAGCGTTTAGCCAAAGGCGATAATATCTATGATGTACTTGCAAACAAGAGCTAAGGCTGAACTGGAGCGCCGGCGGAGGATCACTGGCGATTCTCAAAGCGCCTACCAACTATTCCAGAAAAAGTACTGGTCGGATCTGGCGGGGTTTGCTCGGGAATGTATAGATTGGAGAGGGGAGGAGATAACCGAATACCAACTTGAAGGAATGCGACGGCTGGTCAAATATCGGCGTTTTTCTATGCGTGGTCCACATGGCCTGGGAAAAACGGCCTTCGCTGCAATTGTTATTTTATGGTTTGCGCTTACCAGGGATGGAGAGGATTGGAAGATCCCGACTCTTGCAAGTGCCTGGAGACAGCTGTCTCACTTCCTATGGCCAGAAATACATAAATGGTCTTACCGGTTGAAATGGGATAAAATAGGCCGGCTTCCATTCACTCGTAATGAAATGCTCACGTTAAGTATAAAACTGGATACTGGTGAAGCGTTTGCTATCGCCTCAGACAATGCAGCCCTGATCGAAGGGGCTCACGCGGATAATATTCTCTACCTATTCGATGAGAGCAAGGCCGTCCCTGATGATACCTGGGATGCCGCCGAAGGTGCAATGTCAACGGGGGATTGCTTCTGGTTGGCTGTTTCCACTCCAGGGGAGCCGATTGGTCGGTTCTATGATATACACTCAAGAAAGCGCGGATACGAGGATTGGGAAGTGTTCCGGGTTACACTGGAGATGGCAATCACAGCCGGCAGGATCAACGAGAATTGGGCGAAGGCTAGAAAAAGGCAGTGGGGAGAAGACTCAAGCGTTTATATAAACCGCGTCCTTGGCGACTTTGCATCCAGTGATGAAGATAGTGTTATTCCTCTCTCGTGGGTTGAGCGTTCAAATGAACGCTGGCTTGTCAGGAAAGAGCTTGAGGATTGGGGGGATGTTGTCGGCTTTGGTGTCGATGTTGGTCGTGGTGGTGACCCGTCTGTAATTGGGATTCGGTGCGGAAACGCGATCACTGAATTTCGCCGGCTGGATGTCCGGGACGTGATGCACGTTACTGGAGTCGTGGTGGGTTTACTTCAAGCGCATACGGATGCTAGAGCAGTTATTGACCTGATCGGGGTCGGTGCCGGCGTTTATGATCGGGCGCGTGAGGCCGAGGGATGGAAGATAAAGGAGCGTGTTATCCCCTTCAACGCAAGCGAAAAAACAGAAATGACAGACAGGTCGGGAGAGTTGGGTTTTGCGAATATGAGGTCGGCTGCTTGGTGGAATATACGCGAATCTTTGCAGTATGATGAGATTGACCTGCCTCCCGATGATGAATTAACGGGGGAGCTCGTTGCACCGAAGTGGAAGGTGCAATCAGGTGGTAAAATCCAGGTTGAGGGGAAGGATGATATAAAAAAGAGAATTGGGCGTTCTACCAATTACGCCGACACAGTGATACAGGTATTCGCTCCTAAGCCGGTGAAAAAATATTACGGCACATTTGGAAGAAGGTAATCAATGACCGTTCAGAGTAAGAGTAATACCAAGAAACCCCGGGCCGGTACCAAAGCTGATTTGCAGAACAAACTCAACGCAGCCCACCGCGAGCTTGATCATGCTATGCAGGCCAATGCGTATCTTTCGCGACTGACCCGCGCCGGCCTGGGGCGTGCCCTGGGGCAGTCTTTTGATGGAAAACGTAATCTTTACGATACCCTTGGGTATAAACTTGATCCTGAGTATGTGGATTATCTCAACATCTACGAACGTGACGGCTTGGGGACGCGAGTCGTCGATATTGTTGCCGACGAGACTTGGCGGAAACATCCGGTACTGTTTGAAAGCGAGGACAAAGCCGAGGATGATAAAGCCGACCCTGGCACGCTGCACGAAAGTTTTAAGGAATTGGCAGACCAGCACGATCTCTGGGCTCAGTTCCTGGAGGTTGACCGGATGCTCGGGATCTCCCGGTTCTCCTTGCTGTATCTGGGGCTACCAGGGAAGCCTGAGGAAAAGGTGGAGGGACAGGCCGGCGAACTGGCCTACGTGATCGCCTGTGATGAAGGCACTGCTACCGTTGATGAGGCCAACATCGAAAAAAACCCGGAGTCTGAAAGGTTTGGCCAGCCTAATTATTACAATATCATCATCGATGACCAGGGAGAAATTACCAGGCGAGTTCATTATTCTCGTGTAATCCACATCAAACAGGGCCGGCAGCGCGTTGGTGGTTTAGGGCGCGTGTACGGTGTTCCGGGGTTGAAGAATATTATCAATCGCCTGTGGGATCTCGAGAAGGTGCTGGGGGGCGGCTCTGAGGCGTTTTGGAAACTTATTTATCAGGGTGTTGTTCTACAAGCAGATGAAGGATTTTCTGCGCCTCCAAAAGATTCAACTGAATATGAAGATATGCAAGATGAATGGGATGAATGGGAACATAATCTCCGTCGGGTTGTTCGGGCTCAAGGATTGAATGTGAAAGAGCTTGGAGGAAAACCTGTAGATTCCAGGGAACAATTCGATGTGATCGTAGAGTACATTGCCGGCGCAAAAGGAATCCCCCAGCGGAGACTCCTGGGCTCCGAACGCGGCCAATTGGCCAGTTCTCAGGACGATGATAATTTCATGGACCTGATTGATGCTCGCCGGCACAACTTCGCGGAGCCTTACATCCTAAGACCATTCATGAAACGTTGTGATGAACTTGGTATTCTGGACCTCCCAGATAAGTATTTTGTCTTTTGGCCGTCTCTCATCGAGTTGAATGACATGCAAAAGATGGATTTGGCCCTCAAAGCTGCCCAGGCTATTGCTACGGCTTCAGGCAACGCTCCCGAGATCGTCATGCCGCTCGAAGAGTTTGCCAGCCGTTACATGGATTACGTCTGGACTCCCGAACAGAAACGCAAACAAGCCGAACTTGAAGAGCGCAATCGTATGAATCCACCCGGCGACCAGGGCAAGAACGGTTCTAATCCCCCACAAGGTGGAGGTGAGAAAGATTCTAAGCCAGTGACGGTCGAGTTGAACAGAATACGCAAGGCGCTAGAGACCGATACACATTCTATAAAATTGTCCAATATCCAAGCCGGCCATATAGTAATGGCCACCGGTGACCATTGGTATCCCACGACCGCCGGCCCGGTTCTCATTCACAACGAGAACGAGAATTCGGCCATGGTTGCGTTCCGGATTCCGCCGGCTCTACGGGATGAGTTGCAAGAGAAATACCCATTTATGAGCGATGAGACGCGGGATAATCTTCATATTACCCTGGCGTTCCTGGGCGACTCTCGCACCCTGGACATGGAAAAGGCCGCGTTAGCTGTCAGTGAGTTTGCTAAGACTTCGAACCCGATCAAGACCACCTTGCAGGGTATTGCCCGGTTCGTTTCGGGCGGCGAAGAGGATCCGATTGTGGCTACTATAGACTCCCCCGACTTACCCGAATTCCGACAGGAACTTTGCGCCTATCTGGGTAAACAAGGGATACCCTACCACAAGAATCATGGCTTTATCCCCCACATGACTCTGGCGTACATCTACGCCGGCGATGAGATGCCGATTGATACCGTGGAGCCGATGGAATTGAATTTCTCCAAGGTGTACCTGGTGGATGGCGGTGAATGGCGCGGGTTCAATCTGGAAGTGACTGAACCTGAATTATCAGAAGAATCGGCTCCCGAAAAGGATGGTGAATAAATGGATATCCTTTTGATTGACTTGAACTTCATTTCTTGGTGGCATTCCACCTTGATGCGTTATGCAATTTCCTGGCGTGCCGGCTGGCCGACTTCGCTGGAATATGGTGAGGTGTTCTGGCTTGACTTGAACTTGAAACCGTGCTTTGAACATCAGAATGAATGGAAGATGCTTGATTATAAAGTTCGAGAAATGTATAAGGGGCCGATTGTAATTGAGCCGACTTGTCGGAGTACAGAATCATGAAAAGAGTGGAGTGCTATTTTGAATTACCTCCTGGACGTAAAGTTAAAAAAGGCGACCGCTTGAAAGTCGGAAAAAACGGTTTTCTTATAAAGTGTCGCACAAAAAAACGGACAGTTGCTGTTAGTTGTGAAAACGTTTCTACTATCGGAGAAATGAATTCTAAGCTGTTCAAGGCTACAGTCTTGCAATAGGAGGCTGCTTCAAATTGACCCTCCCCAACCCTCTCCCCCAGGTTCCTGGCCTGCCTCCCCGCCGGCGATACACGGATGGCGACAACGTTCACATCCGGCCTCTGACCGAGGATGAACTCCAGGACTACCTGGAGGATACCGACGATCTACAAGAGACGGTCGACCTGTGGGATAAATACTCGGGGATTCCGGGGCTTTTGAATACCCGACCCATCACAGAGGTGCAACAACAGGCTCGCCGGCTTGCTGAAATCTTTTTCGACACAGAAACCGGAGTCTGGCGCTATGTGATCGCCGGCCGGCGGGTCCCTGACTTTCGGATCAAGATGGGAGTCCAGCGGGTTGCCAATGCTGTACAGAGAGACCTGCGGGACCTGACGGGCCGGCTTGTAAACGGCGAGATCAGCCGGCAGCAATGGTACGATGCAATGCGGGCCACCATGAAGCATGAATACCGGGCGGCGTACCTGGCCTCCATTGGGGGCCTGGAGAACTACGATCGCTCTGAGATTTCCAAATTCGGCTGGCGGATGCGTCCACATTACCGCTGGCTGAACAACTTCCTGGCCGAGCTCGAATCCGGGAAACAGGGATTGAACGGCTTCGCGGTGGTGCGTGCAGGCATGTATGCTCGGGCTGCCAATGCCATTTATGAGAACGAGAGAATGCGCGTTGCAAGGGAAGCCGGCTACACGGAGGCCCGGAGAGTCCTAGGGCCAAATGAATCGCATTGTACGGATGAAGGTGGAACTGCTATCCGGCCCGGATGTATTGAATTAGCCGGCCTGGGTTGGGTGTCTATTTCAGAGATGACTCCTCTGGGAGAGGCGCTATGTCTCAGTAATTGTCTTTGTGGACTGGAGTTTCGAAGATGAAACAAATTGTCAAAAACGTACCTTCCAATTTTTCGTTTCAAGGAATTTTGCAGAAAAGCTTTCATCCTAAACCTCCGGGGAAAAGGTTCTGGTTTACGCATGTTTTATGGATAATGGTCATCGCGTCAATTCAGGAAATATGTATAGTTTTGGGAATGGAACCGTGGCCATCATTCCGTGCCATGCTTGCGCGGCAGAGATTAAGTCGGCGGTTTTGAATCCATTGATGGAGTCCGCCATGCAAAATGAATTGAAATCTCGACGGATATAAGGAAATGGTTGACTATGAGCGATGAAAAACATAACGGCATGATCAGAGTCGTGGACGATGAAGGTCATCTGTTGTTTATCTACAACCCTACGAATCGCTCTATTGAACTTGTTCCCGTTCGTGGCCGCCGGCTGGATGGAAAACGTAAGGTCAAATGTATTATTGACACTGATAAATTGCGATCCGCCGGGATGCGCAATCTTTTGACCACGACTCCCACCCATGAGGTCGTGGCGGTTGTGGAGGAGGTTCAGGATGCCTGAAACTGATGATAAAGCCGGCCTATGCCCTTTGTGTCAAGAAAAAATGCACCAGAAAGATGGCTTTGTGGTTTGCCCTAATGGGGACTATAAAGCCGAGTTTGGAAAGTGGGATACTTTCTGGACCGAGTTGAACGTGTTGAAAGATGATTTTGTGAAAAAATACAACAAGTTATTGGAGTTGAATTTAGTCGAGTCCGGCTCATGAAAACCATCCGAGTCCTTTTCTTCATCGCCCTGTTCATCCTGGGAGTCTACTACGTGTACAACTTCCTCCCCTCCCAAATGGAGTTGACCACCGACGGCCTGCCTAATATCGGGGTCGATTGGAAGTATTCCTTCAGGCCGGCTACCCTATCCATCCTGGCCGGCCACTCGCCGTATACGGACTCGGGGTTCTATAATCCCCCATGGCTATTACTCCCGCTTATCCCGATTGCACTGTTATCTGCTCCGCTCGGGTCGGCGGTGATATTCGTGCTCAACCTGTACGGATATTTTTTCTCCGCCTTGAAGATGCGGATGAATGCGATCATGTTCGTCCTTTTCTCTTTATTCTCAGGGGTGTTGCTCAATTCCTGGAATGGGAACGTGGAAGGTTTGGTTGTGCTTGGTTTCATCCTGCCTCCCCAAATTGGACTGTTTTTTGTTTTATGTAAACCGCAGTTTGGGATTGGCGTGGCAACCTTTTGGATTGTTGAGGCCTGTCTCCAGGGCGGGATTCGGCGGGTCGTGAGAGTCGTTGCTCCGGCAAGCGTGGCGGTCATCCTGTCGTTTGTCATGTTCGGATTTTGGCCGGCGAGATCTCCAAACTTGGCCGGGGTATGGTGGGATAGTAGTATATTTCCCTATGGGATTCCGATTGGGTTGATACTGTTAGGGATTGCGATCTGGAGGCAGGATATCCGCTTTGCTATCGCCTCCTCCCCGTTTTTTGCTCCCTATGTGACCCTGCATACCTGGGCTGTGGTTTGGTTTGGTATCCTGTTGCTGGTTCCTGAGAACTTGGCAGCCTATCGAGAGTTGAGGAAAAATGCGCCGGCTTGATTTTGAAAGAATAAAATGCGAGTCATTATCTTTTTCATTTAGCACCTAATGGGGCATTCGTGCTCGCGCCATTAGACCGCGAAGGAGGGCGGCGCTCTTTGCCGCTCGCCGCGCGCGGTCTAACTATGACTTAAACGGATTGTACAATGTCTGGGTCGGCATCATAACGTTTCAACAATATTTTTGCATCCATTGGAAATTCTTCATCTGGAAACGCCCTCTTCCATAACTCATATAATGCAAGCCGGCACACATCCAAAACATTCCATTTTTGTAATGCAGTTTCGTTTAATTTGCCAGCAATCTTGAGAGCCACCCTCAGGTACGGTTTACGAAGTAATGGTCTCCAAACTTCATCGTTTTTCATGTAATTATTGTACTACACATTGTACAATACCGCAAGATGGAAATGAATTATAATACCTTTGTCACAGGCGCGGCCACTGTGCCAAAACTCAAAGTTATCAGGTAAATCGCCCAGCCGCTCAGGATGAGCGTGGCCGCACTTCTCAATTGGAGGATAAATGACTACAGCAACGTATATAAAATCCGGTGCTCAGGCATGGAATGAAGCCGGCACGATACCATGGGGCAACGTCCCCGGCGGTTTGGTAGGTGTGCCAGTTGTTACAGGAGACGGCGTTAGCACGGGAAAACTGCCGAATGGGGTGGTGATCGAGAGTCCGAGATGGCCGAAGAACGGAAAAAATTTTTCCGTTTCCACTAAGTATCTTGAGGTGGTTGATAGTGGAGGCGGAGGAGATCCAGAACCGGAGCCTGATGATCTTGAATATTCCGTAGATTTGACCGTTGAGGTCGAGGGGTATGAACCGGACACCAAGACAGTCACAGGTTCGTTGAAAAAAATATGAAAGTTTCGATAAATGTACAGGTAAAAAAACCGGATACGACTCCGCCGGCGAATGCCGGCGTGCCCGTCGATACGCTTCCGAATGGGTTTATCTTCGACTACTCCATGGCCGAAAAATGTGAGATCGGGGTTGTTTTTCAAGACGCCAGCATGGATGACAGGGGGACGAATTTAGGGGAGACCAATGCCGTCCATCCTCTCAGGCCTATCTATACTGGTGTCGTGGGATTTATCATGAACCTATTTGGAGTACAGGTATCTTCAAATGGGAAGATCATTCTCAACATAGGAACAAGCGGTATTTATTCATGGATGCTCTGGATCGTGGACCTGATAGGGGAGAGAAATGCCGGCAAGTTCGTGGAGCCCGAAGATGGGTTCTGCGACACGGACGAAGATGGAACGACTCCAACCAGCCCGGAGATAAAAATCATGGCTGCAAAAACCGGTGGTTCTTTCCTACTCATCGAAGATAGTATTTTTCAAAACGGTTGGTTCGATGTTATTCGCTGTTTCGACTACAATACCCCCCCCGTGAAAGGCGCAGACGGAATTTGGCGCGTGAACGGGATTCCCTACAACGAGTTAGAATATCCGCACATGTTCACGAATCGAGTGAATCGCAGGAATACCCGAAAAAATACTTGGCTTACTCACCTGGACGATCCCGACAAAATGGTGGTAGCTGTGACAGATGTTCCCAAGGGGGATGAGGCCTGGCCGACGATTACAAACGGGCCGGCGGCCATTGAGCGTTATAAAATCGGGCGATACCCCCCTCTTGGATCAAAGCTGATGGTGTATAGAAATTCCCTTATCGAGGACGGGAACCTGACCGAGTGGAGTCCGGGATTGGCCATTACCCTGGGTGCTGTCATGGTTTATGGGTCAAAAACGTATGTGGAGGATTGGGAGACAGGCTTATGGTATCTGGCCGAAGAAATGCTGGTCACGGTTGTAGAGCCGTATGCCGGCAAAGGCTTCGATTATCGCTGTTATGTCTCTCGGATAGGTGATGACGGGATAGTGAGCGCCGAGCCCTGGATGGGCCGGCTGGGTCATCGTGCTCCACGGTGTGGATGGCAGAGGAGTGTTTAAAAATGAACAAACGAAATTTACTTCTTGGCGGCGGCCTGACTGCTGCTATATTATTAGTCGTTTCCAGCTATGTGTTGAGCGGGCTTACCTATTATGTTTCCCCAAACGGAAACGACGGTAATCCTTGCACCCTGGCCCAGCCTTGCGCCAGCATTGAGCGGGCCCAGGGTCTGGCCGAGCCTGGGGACACTATCCATATTCAGAGCGGGTCTTATTCTGCTCATGATTTGCGGGTCAATGACCTGCATGGCCAGCCCGACTCCCCCTATGTCATCACAGGTGGAACGATCGAGGGTGACGAAGAGGGAACTTTTGCAGTGACTTACTCCGAGTATGTTGTGTTCCGTGGGTTGAAAATCAATTACATCACGCGGGGCTTGTACTTCCAGGATGGTGCGGAGAATATCCTGATTGAAGGGAACGAGTTCTACCAGGAGTTCCCCGCCGGCTCGACCTGGGACTCTCTCAAAGATACGCGCTGGGAAGGGGGTGGAGTCTACTTTTCCAGCGGCTCCCTGGGCTGGGATGTGGTGCGAAATAACCAGTTCCACGACGTTTTCAACTCCATTTATGTAACGGATGATCGGGGCAGCCCTGGTGATTACAACAACCATATTTTCATCCATGGCAACGAATTCGAGAACGTGATCGATGATCCGGTAGAGCTCGAGGGGGACGGCTTCGATATCCATGTTTATGACAATCAATTCACGGAGACTCACCGGGCCGTCTCAATTGGAACCAATGACCAGGTTTACATCTACGATAACCAGCAGACCGTGACCGAAAACCCATCCGGGGATAATGGTCGAAAGAACAGCTTCCTGAAGGTGGACGGGATGGATGGCAACCTGGCCGTGGTGTTCAACAACACGATTCGTGGCCTGGGAGCGCCTGAGTTCTATTTTATTGACTTCAACGACGATCCTTGCCGGCTTGAGATTTATTACAACGATGTACAGGTCGATAAGTTGTACGACGAAGAACCCTCCCTTGATTGCGGCAGCCTGATTGCCGACCAAGTTTATCCTGGGATTGGCCGGCCCAACTATCCGGCCTGGGTTGATGGTGTCGACTCCCCGTCTACTCCTGTAATTGCAACCAATACCCCTTCTTTGCCAGCAGAGATTCCACCGACGATGCCAGTGGGGAATATTTACTATGTTTCACGGGGTGGGAGCAACCGGGATGGGCTGTCGTGGGAGAGCGCCTGGAAAGAGCTTGACCAGATCGAGTGGGATCAGGTAGAGACGCCGGCAACTATCTTCCTGGACGGTGATACCTATTTCACACCGCTCGACCTACCTGTTGGTATTGATGACTTGACCATAACAAAGGGGCGCGGCGGTGAGGTTGTGATAGACGGCGAGTTCAAAAACTCACGCGGAATCAAGATAACCTGTCGTGGATCCAGCAATGCCGTATGTGAAAACATTACGATTTCTAACCTGACTGTGAGACGCTTTTCGAGTTATGGCATTTATGGAACCGGTGAGCAGTCCGGAGGGATGCACAACATTACAATAGACAACGTTCGTGTACTTGACTTCCACCGGGCCGGGATTTTTCTCGAGGGGAACGGGAATGATGCCGGCAACTTTGGGCTTGTGGTAAAGAATTCGTACCTGGATGATGATGACAACTACACCGGTCAGGCTGATGGAATCTACGTGCAACATCTAAAAGATTTTACGGCAGATAACAACTACATTATCCTGGACAACAACTACACCGGGCGCGAGGATGTGCATTCTGACAATATCCAGGCCTTTTGGGTGGATGATATTACCTACTCAAACAATATTGTGGTGCAAAAGAGCGACAAGACTCTTGGCACGCAAATGCTGTTTACCGAAGCAGGTCGTGGCGAACATCGCTTTGTCAACAATGTGTTCTATAGGGATGCTCCACAGGCTTTGGATTGGGCAATACGCCTGAAACAGTCCAGCGGTGGTGATTATCTCGGCATCGTTTACGGAAACACATTCATAGGCTATGGAAAGATCATGGGTGGGGATGGACGCTTAGTAGCTAAAAACAATTTGTTCTATCGGTTGAACAATGCTAATTATTATCATGCTGGATCGGGAAGTGACGTGTCAGACAATTTGTTTACATCCAGTAATCCCGGCTTCGTAAATGCTAATTACAATTCCTTCGACCTGCACTTACTCCTTGGGTCTGAGGCCATTGACGCCGGCGTGATCCTGGGTGAGCCGTATAACGTAGATAAGGATGGTTTCTTGCGGCCACAAGGGAACGGTTGGGATATCGGCGCTTATGAGTACGGTGGACAGGCTCCGCCGCTAACTCCGACGGCTACCGTGCCGGCTCCAGATACTTCCACCCCAACGCCTCCGATCCTTACCCCGACTTCTACTTCTACAACCGTGCCTCCGCCAACCGCCACACCCACGAACACGGGGACTATGACGCCGGCTCCGCCGCCGGCGACGCCAAGCATTACCCCCACTCTTGTGTCAACCGATCCGGCTCCCGTTTGCGATTGGTTCCTGGAGTACGAGACGGAGAACTATCTGCATTACCGCGTGACGTGCCCGCGGGAATAAAGGCTTCCGTAACAAAAAATCTCCCAGTTATCAGCGGGAGATTTTTTGTTGTCGCCGAACAGCCTGCGTTACCAGTGGCTGGATTATGACGGTTGATTTCCATTGCCAGGGTTATTTAATCTAGCAGTAGTGGCCGGAGCGGTTGACGTGCATACTTTTTGGGACTCTCCCGCTATCCGCGTACATGCTTTATTAGGAGGTGCTTAATTTTATGCGAGATTATTATTGCAAAGCACCTTATTATCCAAATAACTGAAAAAAAATAGACTTTTGCAAATCTTTTTCCTAAAATAATTCTTGTTCTATTGTGAAGTTGTAAATTATTAGCTTGTCCTAGTGGAAATTTTTTTGGAACACCATAGCGACTAACCAAGTGGTCTATGATTTGGTCAAAACTATTATTTTTTTTCATTTTCCAGTTTCCTTTGTAGTGTTTTCATGAGCTTTTCAACAGGACAATTTTCTAAATGTCCAGGGACTTCGGTAAATGTAGATTCTTTTTCCCCTTCACAAATTGGACAATAATTTATAATCCACTTTCCACGAAAATAGAATTCATGATATTCATAGCCGTCAACAATTTCAATTAAGGATTCTAAAATGTCAAATGATAATTCATTTGAATCAACAAAAGAGATTAAATTCTCTATATAAATACTTTCCCCGCTTATATTTTCCGATTCTTTTATCATGTCAAACTCTTTCTGTTTGCATAAAAGAAACTCAAAGGACGTGCATGGGTCCCGATTTTTGGACAGTGTATAATCTCTCCTAGATTGGATGATATGCTCAATATAACACACAAACCCCTATACGTCAATGGTTTTTGGAGTTTAGTACCCCTGTCCTAGATTGACAGTTTACACACGTTTGTGTTAAGATACTGATACAGAAGCGTGACTTCGGATTAAAAACCCGGAGTCGCGCTATTTTTTATGGATACATCCCTAACTTTTGCCTCAAATCGCCTGTTTGATACCTTCCGAACGGTGGAACGCGCCGGCAAGCAATGGCTTGTCGTGAACGGAGTTCCCCTGGTCGAAGGGGTATTGAATGGGCGTTTTGTGCCGGCGGATGAATTCGGATCGTTTGTGAACGATTGGAACGACATTCCGGTGGTGCTACCCCACCCGAAGAGGAATGGTGGTTCCGCCCGTGTCCCGGATCCCGATGTTCCTGTTGTCGGTCGGTTCTATAACGCCAAAATGGACGGGAATCGTCTGGTTGGAGAATACTGGTTGGACAAGGCCCTGCTTGAATCGTTGAGAGATAACGACGGCAATCAGGATGCCGGCCTGGTTTTGGAGCGTATTGATAACAAGCAGGAGGTCGAGACCTCGACGGGGTACTGGTCGGAGTCTGTCCCGAGATCGGGAAACTTCAAGGGGCGAAAATATAGTTATGTAGACCAGAAAATACATCCAGATCATATTGCTCTGCTTACCCAGGAGGCCGGGGCTTGCTCCTTGGCGGATGGGTGCGGGATGAACAGGAATAACCAGATGGTTTGGAATGGAGGAGAAGGATCGGGTAATTTCGGACATTCTGGCCGGCCTGGGAAGGTTGGTGGAAGCTCATCGAAAAAAATAGGTTCTGTTGACTCGTCAAAACGTTTTTTGAGCGATCTCGAAAAAACAATAAATTCATATGAGGATCATGGTGTTGATGTTTCTCTAGGTACAAAAACTGACACACACTATAGATATATAGTAAAAACTACCAGCCCAACAATCTTGAGAAGGCTAGAAGGGAAGCTCAAAAGGCGTATTGCCAAGGGTGGTTTAGCCGAATTGGAACACATAGGTCCGCAGTCTTTTCAGCTATTGGTTCCGATTGAAAAGATAGAAAGTTCTTATAAAGAGAACGTAATGAAAATAATTTTTTCTGATGAGATGTACCAGAATGCGGTTGATGGAACCTATGAGAAACGCATGAGCGATATCCAAATGGCTTTTGATGAAACCATGCGCCTGCGGGATAAACGCGCCAGTGAACTCGGGTCTGAAACCGATGTACCTGTTTCGAATTATTGGATCGAGGGGACCAAAGATACCTATGTGATCGCTCGCAAAGGGGCGGAATTATTCAAAGTCGGCTACACCTACAACGAGTCAAACGGGAAGGTCTTTTTCGATGATGAGTCTGAGTGGGTGCCTGTCATCAAAGAAGAGCGCTATATCGAGAAGATGGCCCAGAACGTGACCGGTTCCCTGCCGGCTGAGGGGAAAACGCTCTGGGAGTCTGTATACGAGGAAAACAAGGATAAAGGGGAAGAGAGAGCCGCCCAGATCGCATGGGGCGCGGTTCGCAAGGCCGGCTGGGAAAAAGATAAAGACGGCAAGTGGCATAAAAAATCAACTAAGCAAAACCAGCAGGACCTGGAAGGTCTTGCTGTTGCACTATTGTTATTGGAATCTGCTAGTTAAAGGAGAGATAGATGGAAAAAACAACCTTCCAAAAACTCGCCAAACTTTTTGGCTTCCATGTAAACGCGGATGCCATTGAGGAGCTCTCTACCAATGAGATGGACTACCCTGACAATTGGGACGAGATGAGCGAGGAAGAGCAGATGGCCTGGAAAGAAAAGCACGGCAAGATGAAGGACAATTCGTCTGAGGGCGATGAGCCCGAAGTCAAGCCGGCACCCAAAACCAGGCAGAACGCTCGCCAGGCTCAGACTCGCGGCGCGAGTCAACCTGATATCCAAAACCTTTTTAAGCTCAATTCGTTGATCGATGAGATCGGCGGGTTCGATGCCTACAAAGGGCTGCTATTGAATGCAGTCGAGGCTGTAGAGGACTTCCAGGCCCGACAGAACGCAGACCGTGACACCCTGGTCAGTCAGATTGTGGCCAATTCCGCCGGCCAGTTCGAAGAGGCCGACTTGGAGAACGTACCCGTGCCGACCTTGAAAAAGATGGCGCGCGCTTACGGCGGCCATGATGTGACGGTGGACTATAGTGTCCTGAATTCCCAGACCGCCAAAACGAATAAAGACGATATCGCGCCTCTACCCGATGTCTCCGCATTGTTCACCAACAAGAAGGAGGATTAGTGATGATGGCAAAAACTAACCCCAGCACAATCATTCTGAAGTGCGCTGGGACTCCTCGCAAGGAAGAGTTCCCGCTGGCTCCCATCAGCGCCTCGGGTGTGACTGCGATCACCCCCGGTATGTTGGTCGAGACCGTAGCCGGCGAGGTTCGCCCGCACTCCACCCAGGGTGGTGACGCTGAACGTATGTTCGCAATCGAGGGCTTGAACGAGGATGCCAACTCCAAGACCTTGGGGGATATCGACACCGATTACGACGATGATAACGCCGCAGTCAAGGTATGGTTCCCGAGACCCGGCGACATTGTGTACGCTCTGTTAGGGGCCGGCCAGAGCGTGGCTGCCGAAGGCCTGGTACAAAGCGCCTCCGACGGCTACCTGATGCCTTACGCGGCTGCTGCTCAAAAACCCGAGAAGATCGTTGGTCGTGCTACCGAGGCCGTGGATAATTCCGCCGGCACAAGCGCGGCTCGCGTGAGAGTGAGGGTAATCTAATGACTTTCAAAGCAAAATCAAGTGACATCATGACCCTGTTTGGCCGTGGCGGCGTGGCTGCCGTGCAGCATAAAATCCGGCCTCATGTGGGTCTACACCAGAACGCCCTACTCCAGAAGGATGAATGGCTCGAACTCGACAACGTGGTCCTTCAGACCGCCAAAGTTGAGCTCAATGGCGTGGCCGACCTGATGAGCCGTGGTCTGACCAAGACATTGGGCGGACTCGGGTCCAAGGTCAGCGCCTACGAACAGGTCGGTGAAATGACAGCCGCCAACGTCACGATGTCTGTGGACGTGCAGGGCGAACGTGATCGCGTGGAATATACGCAGGTCAATATTCCGGTTCCTGTGATCTATAAGGAATTCTCCTTTGATCTCCGTGATCTGGAATCCGCTCGCCAGAGCGGTGACCCGTTGGAAACCGACCACATTGCTGCGGCTACCCGAGTGGTAACCGAATCGTTGGAGACCATGCTTTTCTCTGGCCATGCTAAGCAATTGGCCGGCTATACCATCCAGGGTTACACCACAGCCACCAATCGTATCCAAACGACTGCGGCTGCTCTTGGTTCGGGAGATTTTGGAACCGCCGGCAACTTATACAAAGCGGTGACGGGTGCTCTCACGGCTCTGCGAGCCAAAGGCTTCAAGGGCCCGTTCATGATCTATCTGGCCTCGACCCAATACGGAGAGACTCTCAACCTGATCGATCCGACAAACGCTAACAGTGAAATTTCGACGGTCAAGAAGAACATCCCAGAAGTCATCGATGTAAAGCCGTCCTACGAGTTGACCGCCGGCCACATGGTCATGGTCCAGATGACCTCGAACGTAGTCGACCTGGCTATAGGCATGAGCATGGCCCCAATCCAGTGGACCGAGATGGGGGGCATGATCACAGACTTTAGGATCATGACCGCACAGGTACCCCGCATCAAATACGACGCCAACAGCAATTGTGGCGTATTACATGCGACGGGGTGTTGATTCTTAAACGCAAGGTTTGACTTACGTACCCCACGGGGTATAAGGAGATAAGCAATGCCTGAAAAAAAGTACACTTACGCTGTAAAACCTGGTCGTCGCTGGGGGCCGTATGATGAGTACGGTCCCGGTGACACCATTGAATTGACGACTGCTGAGGCGGAGGGTTTTCCCGACACCCTGGCCCTGGTCAAAGGCAAGAACAAACCGCCTGAGGACCCGCCCGATAAAGCCGCCCACTTAGAGACCCTGACTGTTGAGCAGTTGAAGTCTCTGCCCGAATGGGACGAGGTTGAACCTCCCCGGCCAACCAAGAAGGATGAGATCGTCAAGGCTATCCTCGAAGTCAAGGCTGCAAAATAATGGCCTACGGGACGGTCGCCGGCGTGGGCGCAATGAACGCCCTCTGGTCGGACAGTGGGAGCTTCACGGCCTCCACGACCCCGACTTCTGCCCAGGTGACCGACTGGCTGGATCATGTCAGTGCACTGGTAGATACGGCGCTGGCTGATGAAGGCTTCACGGTTCCAGTCACGGTTGCTGCGGTGGTCAAAGAACTCGACCTGTTGGTCGAGGGGATCGTGAGTGACCTGGTAGATGCAAGTCATCGCACTGGTCGGTTTTTCTCTGAGAATATCCTGACTCGTGGACTTAGCCCATTCATCACCATCGACAAAGAGGTTCATGCCTGGGTCCAACGCAAGTCTGTTGGTTTTGAGAACCAGGGAGTCCCCAAGGCGGATACTGGTCGAAAAGTGGCAAGTTTTGACTTGCTTTAGTACCTTACCATGCCGTTCCTGAGTATCAAGATCATTCCGCCGGCTTCCATCGTTGCCAGGCGGTTCGAGCGACTGCGGAAGAAGATTCCGCTGGTCAGCCGTCAGCGCCTGTTCGATGCTGCGGTTGCGATCCGAAAGAAAATGAAAGAGCCGGGCCGGCCTCCCGTTTACCCGATCCAGTGGGATACGGTCAGACAGCGCAAGGCATTTTTCGCCTCGGACGGCTTCGGTCGTGGAATCCCCACCAGGCGCACTGGTGACTATTTGAAGGCCTGGCAGGTGATCAGACGCGAGGACGGGTACGATGTCGGCAATCCGCTGTCGCACTCCAAGTACATCGGCAGCACGGCGCGTTCTACCCGCCGGCAGTCCCGCATTCACAAAGGCCGCTGGAATCTGTTCAAGGTCGTGAAAGATAGAGTCATCAAGAAACTACCTAAGACCGTCAAGCGGGTGCTGAAAGAGATAGCCCGTCAGGAAGGTTTCGGAGTCAAAGACTAATGGCTACTGATTACTGGAAATTATGCGAGACCGGATTGATCAACCTGCTGCGGACGGAGCTATCTTCGTATTGGACGGACTCTACCAAACAGGTGACGGCCTCCGACGATTCGTTCCTGGATGCCGGCTACGACTACTTTGCGATCACCTACCCCGGTGCCTTTCCCCAGACCGAAGAGACTTCTGGTTTCATCGAGTATTCCTGGGAGATCCTTCTGGATCTGATGACTCGCTGGAAAACATCCGAGTCAAAGGCCTGGAACGAGAACGGCTTCAAGGCCTATCGTGGCGATGTGATATATCTGCTAAATCACACCCAAAAAGGCCGAAATCTAAATAAGACCAACTACGTGCGTGATGCGATTCTGAGTTCTGAGGACCGGCCCAACTATATCCCGGTGCGCGGCACAGAGGAAGGCATGGTTGTTTATTCTCATATCCGGCAGGTCTGCCTCGTGACCGTTACGCAGATCGTGCCGAGAGTAGGGTTGTAATGCCTAAAAATGTGAATTGTCCTGTGCGTTGGCATTCCCACCTTCTGCCTATAGAGACTGATCCAGAACGGCCCGATATGGTTATTGCTCGTTGTGGAGACCGGATCGTGTATCGCGCCTCCGGCCATGACCATCTGGCCCAGGAGGCCGGCTTGCTGGACTCCATGACCGTCCCGCAGTTGAAGGGACTCCCAGAGTGGGAGGATGTTCCCTCTCCGAAACCACAGGTCAAGGACGAGATCATTGATGCGATTCTGCAAGTCCGAAGGACTGCGAAACCGTTCAAATACCAAGTGCCTAGTTACAAGGAGTAACCTATGACCGATATCACTGTTGAACCTTATGTGTTTTCTGGCTCGAAGCAAGTAATCATCTACGAGCTCAATGCCAACAACCGTCCTGATGGCTCCAAGGCCGATGGGGCCGGCGCGGCTTATACTGGGCTTGAGTTGTACGGCTTCAAGACCTACAACCTGACCATTCCGCCGGCGCGTCGTATTGCCCATATCGGCAATGACCGTCTGTTGAAACAACAGGTGTTCCCGCCCATCGAGCCGGCTACCGGCGAGATTTCCGTAGGGGCTACGAATCTGGAGATTATCGCAGCCCTGACCGGCGCGACAATAGTCAACAAGGCCGGGATGCGCATATTGCCGCACATGTCTGACCTGCAAGGCGCGGAGCCGAATGTAGGCATGATCATGTACCAGGCCGCTATTGCCCAAAGTGGCTCCCAACGTTGGCGATTCCACATGATCCCCAACACCAAGGCCATCGTGCGCGAGCCTGGGGCCGCCCAGGAGCCTGTGGATCTGATTTTCGACCTGGCCCCGGATCCGGTTGACAAATACCTGTGGGGCGGTGACCTATCTGTTCTGTCCGATCCGTCAGATCCGTTCTCAGGCGTATCTGAGTCGGGTGCGGACAACGCCGGCATTTGGTCTGGGTTCTGCGCTTATCGTCCCAGGATAGCGGCCTTCTCTGCCCAGGCCGACCAAGTGGCGTTTTCATTCCCCGCTGACAAGCAGGCCGCCGACGCGACCAATGTCGAGGTGGTGGCTGTGCTGGGGACCGGCACTCCGGTCGTTGTGGACGCTGGCGATTACACGGCCACGACTGCCGCAATCACGTTTGATACTGCTCCAGTCACGACCTATGGAGCCGGCGTCGAAATCCTGGTGCTCTATCAAATTGCCGATTCGTAAACCCAATTTCAGGAGACTAGCATGACTAGCAAAAATAACGGTTCAAATACTTCTACGTCTACGACCGTGCTCCCAAAACCGCAACGACTCTCCGTTGGTGAAACGGACACTGGTCTGGTCACGGTCGAGATTCAACTTCGCAAGTTCAAGGTGACGGTAGTCGAGGCGGACGGCTTTTCCCGCTTCAAATTGAGTTCTTTAGTAACTGAGACCTTGAAAGAACTAGGGGAAATCCCCAAAGAATACGAGGGAATGGTTCGCAGGAACATGATCACGGAGGTCTGGGCTCCCTTGAAGGTGTGCTCTGAGGGCGAGGTGCCGACTTACGAGCAGTTCCTGGCCATGCCCCAGGCGGATATTGCCTTTTGGGTCGAGACGGCCAAGGAACTCGGGCACGAGTTTAGCTGGTTAGATGGTTTGAACCAGCTGTATGAAACCCAGATTACTCGACGGGAACGAGAACAGGCCGACAACAAAAAAAAAGGGAAGAAACCCAAAGAATCTATCAAAGACTCCTGAAGTCGGTACCCCGGGATCCGAACAATCCCGATTTCTACCTTCCAGATGAGCTTGAGATAGACTTTGAGGACTTCGAGGAAACTTATGATGTTTGGGTAAAATGGCGAGCGACGGACCGGCGCTTCTTACCGACTGAACTCCGCCGGCAGCCAGAGCCGCTGATGAGTAACATTCTATATCTGGACTCGATCTTCGAAAAGATGGTTGGTCAGGTGATGGAGCGATACAAAGAGCAACAAGGCAATGGCTGATAGATTAGATTTATTATTAGGGCTTTTATTAGATAAGGCCGCGAAAATAGAGACCGAGCGCGGTCTTTCTGATATTGGGGATAGTATCGAGAGTATTGGAAAAAGTGCTGAAAAAATAACGCTTGACAAGGCTCTCGGACGCGAACAAGTCGAATCTGTAAAAAATCAGTTCACTAACATTGCCGGTACAGCAGTAGCAGCTTTCAATGCGGAGGTTGCAAAGAAAGTCAACCGATTCTCTGACTTGTTGGCTGGTAAAGACCAGGACTATAATGCGTTCGCAGGAGAAACTGGTCCTTTTGCCGACATTGCCAGAAATGTAGAGACTGTTTATAAATTAGAAAAACAGGCCTCTGAGCGCGTTTCGACTACAAGGGATCTGGCAAAAGAACAAGATCGTGCTGCAAAGTCTACATCTGCTCTCGCAGCCGAAAACGAGAAACTCAATCAAAAGTGGGAAGATGCAAGAATTGAGTTAGAACCCTATTCCAAAAAACTTGATGAAGCGACAACAAAAACTGAACAGATTGAACAATCAACCAGACGGGCATCCGATGCCCTGAATGACACTGAATACGAATCTACCAGCAAGGAATTACTTAAGTATGTAGACGCTTTAGATCAAGAAAATGAGCAATATAACGAGCAGATTTCGAAGATTACTGAATTAAATCGGCTCGCCACAGATATCGGCCAAATATCTGCAATTTTGGCTGGTGCCGGCGCTGCCATTGTAGGAGGAATTGCGGTAAGTGCCCAACAGTATGTTGGTTTTGTAGAGCAGGCCGGCATCCAGGGAGATGAGACCGCCGACCGCTGGATCGCAGCCACAAAGAGAGTCAAAAACGCTCAATTGAATCTGGGGCAGGCCTCAGCCGAGGTGTTACTCCCCGTTTACGAGAAGGCTGCCGAACTCGCTGAAAAGGCAGCGGCGTTCGTGCAGGAGAATCCGGACTTAGTTCAGGCGGCTCTCAATACCGGTTTGGTTGTGGCGACTTTGGGCGCTGTTGGAGTTGCGGTTTCAAAAGGGATCAAGCTCTATGCAGATTTCAAGTACTTGGCTGCTACGGCTGAATATTCCCTGGCCACGACACGTTTTCAAAATTCAGTACGTGAATTTCTAGCCGGCTCTGCTTTGCCCGGTGGAGGTGGGGTTAGCGGTGCTGTAAAGGGGGCGGGGGCTGCGGGGCTTGTTGCTGGTGGAGCCGGCATTGCTGCTGGTATTGCTGGATTCGCGGGGAGTTTCAAGCTGGCAGATTATTTGCGAAATGAAGGCGGAGCCCCAATCGCTGATTTGTTTACAAGTTTAGCTCCTCTATTAGGACCAGCCGGCCCTTTAGTCAGTGCAGGTGCGAATGCTGAGAAACTTTTTGACGCTTTACAAAAGTTGACAGGATCGGCTGAGGAAGCTGAAAATGCAGTTGAAAATATAGACTCCGGCTTACGAGATTTCAATCAGGAAGCTACCCAGACCCAAGCCACTGGTGCCTTCATCCAATACCGCCAACAGGAACAACAGGCCGAAGAGCAGTACATGGCTCAACGCGCCCAGATCGTGGAGCAGGGGGCACGGCAGATTGCCCAGATCGAGTCCAACTATACAAAACAGCGGACTCGCCTAATTGAACAGTTCGCAGCCTCGAGTGCACAGGCTGTGGCGAACTTCGAGTTCTCTCAAAGACAGGCCGAAGAGCAATTCGCGTTCTCTGAGGCGCAGGCGGTTCGTGATTTCAACGAGCAACGCGCCGAGGCGCGGGAAGAGTTCCAGCGCGACGAACAACGGTCGCGTGAAGATCATCTTCGTGAGATGCGAAAACTGGCCGAAGATCACCAGGACCGGCTCCGCGACCTTGCTATCGCTAGGGATGCCCTGGGAATCATCGATGAAAACCGGGATTATGCTCGCCGGCGTCAAGATGCCGAGTCAGAATACCGCACCGATTCCCAGCGTCGCCGGCAGGACTTCCAGCGCCAGCAGCAGGAACGAGAACAAGAGTTCCAACAGGAGCGGGCTCGCCGGCGGCAGGAATTCGAATTCCGACAGCAGCAGGCTTTAGAACAATTCGAGCGCCAACAAAAACTGGCCCGTGAACAATTCGAAGAACGGCTCGAGCAATTGGATGAGGAGCACGAGGCCGAGCTTGCCCTGGCCCGCAGAAATACGGCTGAGAAATTGCGCCAATTGCAAGAGCAATACAGGGAAGAGCAGATCGCCAGACGTAATGCTTTTTACGACATCCTGCGGGACCTGGATGCCAATCTGTTGAACGAGAAGAACTTGCGTGCTCAGTATTACGAGCGTATGCAGCAGGATTTGATGAATTTCCTGGAGTCGACCGCCGGCGCTGCTGGCAGTAACCTCCCCGGCTACCCCACTGAGACCCACCAGGCTGGCGGGTATGGGCCTGGGTATGTGGGAGCCGGTGAGTTCGTGACTTCCCGCTCAACGACCAGGATGCTCGAGGGATTGGTTGGGGGCCGGCTGACGCAGCGGTCATTTGCTCAGGTTGTTGCTCGGGGCGGTGGTGGGGTAACCCTGAACGACCAGCGCCGGTTCTATGGTTCTATTTCCAACGAAGAGCGTCGCATGATCCAGGAAGATACCCAGGACTTGCTCGAGAACATTCACGGGATTATCTAATGACTCCCTATCAATTTGCACTATCTGAAATCTCTACTCCGGTCAATTACCTGGTCGAGTACGGCGTGCCGGCTCCCTATCAGCACTTCCAGAAATACAGCGAGGGTAAGGGGGCTGCGGATGGTACGGTAGTCGGACGTGGATGGTCCTGGTTCGAGTGGTACTGGAATTACCTGTCCCAGACCCACCGGGATATTATCAAGTCCTTTTGCGCCGATGACCTATCAGCGGAAGTTTATGCTCGCACCCTGAATGAGGAGTTGGCATGGCATACCTACCGGTGCCGGATGGTATGGCCAGTGGAGTCGCCTGACATCCAGAACAATCACTCCATGAAGGTTTCCATCCGGTTCATTGTGCTGGAGCAAATTGACTGATGGCACGCGCTTACACTGCCGGAGAACTGACGGCCCTCCGTTCGAGTGGGCACGCCACACGCATTCAGGTTGCGTTCCCTGAATTCCACACGATCTATACTGCCGAGCTTGACACGGCTCCATCTTCTAATGACCAGGTAGGGGAGATTGCTTTTACCAACGGATCCGGGACCCTGGGGGATGTCCTGGCTGATATGACCCTGTACGTCGGCACTAGCGCCGGCGCGTTTGATCTGGGTATGTGCCGTATCCGTAAGGCTCCCATCGCCGGCACGTTCTATGTGGGTGAAATAAGCGAGATCGAGTGGGATGCCGGAGGTACGATTTATCTCACGGTCGTGGATGATTATGGACTCTGGTCTCGTCCAGTACGCCTGGTCAGCGGTGTGGCCAAGATGGAGTACGATGTCGATTACTCCGATCAGCACGAGGAATTTGACCCGATCCCGGTCCTGGGAAGTCATAAAGTCGGCAAGTTATCCGACGGCACAGTGACCGTCCAGTTGGGGCCATCCAGTGACACAGAGTCCTGGGTGGAAGATAGCACCATATCCTCCTATTCCTGGTCGATCGATGGGGCCGACTCTATCAGCAATTCAACTATCGCCTCCCCTACCGCTACCTTTAGTTCCGCCGGCACATACCTGGCGTATTGCACAGTCACGGCTGCCAACGGAAAGAGCTTCAAAGGGGTGCGCTATATCGTCATTTACGATGATGACAACCCGTTAAAAAAGGCCAGGCTGCGGGGCTGGTCTTACGACTATGAGAGTGGAGGCCTGTCCTACAATATCGAGATGGATACCGGAGCCGGCGAGAGTGAGATCCGTGAACGGGCGTTGGCCATTCTGGTGACCGAGGACACGCTGGATAACGTCAACGAGTCACCGCCCTGCCCTATCAGTGGGAGTGAGAACATCTTAGGAGTTGGCTGGATCGGCCAGGAAAATATTGATTTCCACCAGAAGTCGAGCGTGGTCGAGTTCACGGTCCACAACGCGGCGTACTGGTTCAAAAACATGGAAGGCTATCTGTCCGGGATCGAGATCACGGCCGGCACAGCCGGCGATTGGACCAACATGCCCGAATTGACCGTGCGGCGGATGCTGTGGCATTTTCTGCATTGGCGTACTACGTCCACGAGGGTCATGGATGTGTACGTGACAGATGACTCAAAATATATGGCCGGCTTGAAAACCATCACAGGTGCGTTGTGGGAGCAGGTCAACACGATTGCATTGACTACCATCTACGCCCGTCCTGGGGTAGACCGCTTCAACCGCTTTTTCTGCGAAGTTGAACCGCAGATGGAAGCCTCACGCGGATCCATTCCCGAGGTGATCACGCTGACCGAGGCCGACTGGTCAAGTATCAAGGTGCTGGAGACTCACGATGTTCTGTCTATGCTCTATTGGTCTGGGGTGTCAGTCAACGCCAGCGGGAAGCCGGTTGCTTACGTTTCGCTCTCCCCTGGCCATATCCATAAACGCTATGGAGCGACTGAGGCCGGCGCTAACTACCTGGTTTCGAGCCAGAATCAGTGCAATCAGATGTGCGGGTTGTACTTCGGATGGAAGAATGGCGCGTTCCAATATGAGATTGACCTGGTTTACACGCCTCGTCTGTTGGACCTGTGGCCCAGGCAGTATATCAACCTGACCGTTTCTGCGGCTGAGGATCCTCGGGGTGTCGGCTACAGCGGACGCGCTATTCCCCGCCGGCTGGAGTTTAAGCACAACCCACAATCAGGCATCCTGGATGTGTTCCTAGTCGTAGAGCCTGAGACGTTCGAGGGATTGGCTATCAACGGGGATATTCCCGGCAGTGTGGATGATGGGGTAATTCCTCCCTTGCCTCCCCTGCCTCCCTTGCCTCCCCTGCCTCCCATTGATACGACTCTCACGCCTACCACGGTCGGGGATGAGTCTGTCGGTCCATCTACGGTATTGATCTCTACCAGTAACTTTGGGTTTTTGTATACGACCAACTTCGACGAGGATGAGCCGGAGTGGTCACAGATGAACGCTGGTCTGGATGCAACCAGGTACAACGATGTGCTTGAGGTGCACGTCTGTCCCAACGGGGCGATATTCGCATTGATGATCGACAACGGGTTAGAGGCCGGCGAGGAGATTTGGCGTGCCGAGGGAGTCGGATACCCGTGGGAACAGGTGTATGACAACTCTGAGGTCGGGGATATTATCTGCTTCAATGTTGACCCTGACGCGGAGGAGGCTGTGCTTGCCATTGGGGGGCCTGACGGGAATATGCAGTCGCTGTACTACAACCCATCCACAAAATCGTTTGACTCGGTTTCGGCAGGGATTGACGCGGATCCACGTGGCGCCGGCATTGCCAAGAGTGGAGAACAGTGGATCGTGCAACACTGTGAGGATGATATTTTTGGATCTCAGGCGGCCTCTCGCTTTGATAATGACGGCACTTTGCAGATCAACACGACCAACCCTCCATTAGGGCAAGGCTTTAGTGCCAATCCGCATCATGTTTGTGGCGGTGGTGGTTATGTGTATGGCTGGAACGCTGACGCTCGATATTTGAGAACGTATATCGACGGTGACATAAATGGATCCGACACGACGATGCCGAACTTGGGAGGGCTAGGCTTTCCTGTTCCGCAGTTGTTGGCCTGCGACCCGACAGGACAATACCTGATGGGCGGGTATCATCCTGTGATCGGAAAAAAGTCCAGTGACTACGGGGCCAGTTTCTCGAACATTGATGTTTCCCTGGGAGTCGGCTATGACAATTGGGAGAACTGTGCCAGCCCGAATGCCTGGTTGGCTGCTACCACGCAGGATGTGAACTACACCGGTGACTTTGGTTCCTCCTGGACGGATAAGTCCGGGAATCTTCCCTCCGTCGCACCTCTGTGTGATATCCGGTGGGTCAAGTTTGTGAGTTGGTAACCCATGGCAAAGACCAGACTCCAAATCGAACGGGCCTTAGCTCAACAAAGGAAACTTGAGAACCTGCCCAAGAGTTTTATAGCTAGTTTGGGGGATCGTAATGGCACCGTGTCAGCCGGCGGAAATAATGTATATGTCCGGGACATCATTAGTGGCTTCACGTTCGTTGCTAAGAACGTGTCAGTTCCGAATGTACCTGGCCGGCTGGTCAATGTCGAGCAACGCGGTCGTGAGTTGTACGTTATTGGGTTCTGGAACATCTACGGCGCTGGGGAAACGTCAGAGTCGTATGTTGGTCCGCATGATCACGGGTACGGTGGGGAAAACCCGATTTTCATTACAAAAGAACAAATCAAACCCTTTTCTGTGCTTCCCTATAGCGGTTTTACTGTTCAGGTTTTCGGGGGCGTGTTCATCACCAGTGCGGGAGAGTTCGGAGTCCTGCAAAACCAACAGGTAGATCTATCCGGTTACCAGCCGGCGTCTGGGGCTGTGTATGTCCTGCTCGAGTACGATGACACTGGCACGATCTCTGTCACGGTTGGAACGAGCGCCTACAGTAAAGACGCGCTTGCCCTCTCTGACATTTCCGCCGTGACCGATCACCCACTTTGTGCTATCCGTTTGTACGCATCCCAAACTCAGATCAACCGTGACCCGAACGGACTATATGATTTTGTTGATCCGCGATTCCAATTGTACGACCCAAACCCTCCCCACAACAATATGTCTGAAATTGACGGGGGCGGAGACTATCTGGGAGTGGTGGAGGCTTATCATCTGACTGTAGCTCAGTGGGAGGGGTTAGTCAAAGGTTTGCCGGCGGATGATTTCCATTTCCACAACGCATCGAATATCGTTGTGGACCCCTATGGATGTATCGAGTCGACTGATTTACAGTCCTATCTTGAGGAACTGGAAACGAAGATCGATGCACTGCCAGAGGGAGGCGGCGGATCATGGGACGGGGACATTACCGATATTGACGAGACCAGTTCATCTGACATCGGCGAAGCCATTGCTGATGGCGATCAGGGAATCATCTACAATACATCCGCCTCGGCCTGGGTACGTTTCGCCTGGTCGAGGGTAGCGACCTATATCGGAACAAAGGTCGCGGGATACATTAGCGGTGGATCGTCCGCTCCATCGCTCGCATCTGGGGACAATATCCCGTTCGAACAAAGCGGATTGTTGCGATATATCGATTGGGTGAATCTGCTCGCTCAAATAACGGCTCTGTTTTTACCTGCGGATGCTGATTACGATGATATTTCTGGCAACGATGGCGATACAGATGTCACCGGCGCGGAGTTAGAAGAACTTACCGACGGCAGCGAAACAACTCTGCATAGCCACAGCCGAATCAGCACTATTATTGAGGGTCTTGGCCTACAGTGGGATAGCGCATCGTCCATCACTGTCCTAACGGGGCGCTGCTATGCTGAAAACGGCGATGAAATCGATGTGACCAGCAGCATCACAAAGAGTGGACTGAGTAGTTTAGATAGTGATACTTGGTATCACGTCTATGCCTATTTAGATACGGGCACACCAGCCGCCGAAGTTGTCACAACCGCCCCAACTGCCTGGAAGGGGACGGCAAAAAGCAAGACAGGGGATACTTCCCGGCGTTACCTGTTTAGCGTATTGACTGATAGCAGTGGGGACATTATCGAAGTCACCCACTTGCCGCAAGCGGGCTATGTAACCTACAAAAATTTCGCCTTAGCTTCATCTCCTTTCAGAGTGCTAAATGGTGGCACTGCGACAGCCGGAGCGGCTGTTGATTTGACCGGAGCAATTCCAGAAACCGCAACGATAGCGGATATAAAAACTCAAAACACCTCTGATGTAGCTATCCGAGTCAGTGAAGACAGCAATGTCGGCAGCGGCGGACAAGCCACAATTGCCCTGCCAGACGGCAGCACGGTCAACACATTGGCATTCGCCAATATCAGTATGGATGGCAGTCAGCAAATTTGGTATCTCGTTCTGGCAGGGCGAACTACTGGTGCATTGTATATTGATGTGAAAGGATATTTTTTCGAAAGGTGACCAATGAAAATTACTGTTGATAAAGATAAAAACATTTACGCGGATAAGCTAGGCAAAGAACTGGACGCCGCCGGAATCGACCACAACGGCATAAGTCCGCTCTCGTCTGGTCGATTGATAATACATCTGGTGAATGAAGAAAAAGATGCAGAATTAGCAAAGACCATTGTTGAAAACCACGATGGGTCTGACGATCCAGACCTGTTGTTGTGGGTATAGTATATGTTCCGCTGGTTCCCTATAATCGGGCAAAGTGGGGCAGTGGGTACTGCCCCACTACCTGAAATTCAATACACCAATAACAGGCTGTTTTGCTTTTCTAACGCTTGGCAGCTTATCCAGGGCCCATTCGAGCCAATCGATGACCCAATCGATCAGATAGATGAAGTCTCACGAGATGACAATGCAGAATTTGGCTTTGCGCTGCAATTTGCCCGCAAATTCCGGCAAACCGCGGGCGGGGATGTGGGCTTGATCCCATGTGCAAAAACGGGATCGGGAATGGATGATTGGGCCTATAATTTGAGTCGTGACAGCCTGTATGGGTCGGCCCTGGCGCGCGCTCAATACGTCCAGGCGAATTACGAGGGCGAGATCGCTGGCATCTTGCTCTGGCAGGGGGAACGAGATACCTACACCGAAGAATTGGCAACTTCATGGCCGATGAAAGTAGCTTCATTCAGACGCCAATTCAGCCGCAGTTTAGGATTCGAAGAAGAGCTACCGATGGTATATGTGCAGATCGCGGAAGGCAATAACAACGCGCCTCCCCATTTGTTTTGGGACTATCTGCGAGATGAACGACAAACTGTTCTCGCCAACAGGCCAGGCATGAGAATGATCGTAAGTAAAGACCTTGATACGAGCGATGGCATCCATATGGTTACTGTAAGTCACACGATCATTGGGAACCGTGTTGCCAATGGAATGTTGGATTTGATGGGACTACTCTAATTTTGAAGGATGATAATTATGAGAATGGCGCTACAGTATATGACTCTATTTTTGAACATTATCGTTGTTGTCTCTGCCGTCATCGGTTTTTTCTGCACTCCCAGAAAAAGGCCGTCGTTGACCATATGGCTGTTGTTTGGCCTCGTGGGATGTGGTTATTATATTCCTATCCTGTTTTTGGGTATGAGAGATTTTGGGATGGAATCGTCCCCCTATTCGGGATTGATCCAAACCGCTCTTGTGACTTCCGCCCTTTTCTGGCCGGCTTTATCTGATTTGAGAAAAAAATGGAACAAATAGCCGGCATCTTCTACAACACGATCTTACCTCCACTCTTGGTGTTCGTGCTCGGATACTTCATGTGGGTTCTACAGAGGCGTGGGGGAGGCTCTACGGTCGAGGAACTTGACAAACTTCTGGACCAGATCCAGGAAGAAAGAGACAACCAGTCCAAGAAAATTTCTGAACTAACCCTAAAGGTTGAGGTATACAAAACCGAATGCACTAAAAAAGTCTCAGAATATCAAAAACACGCTCAAACCGTCATGGACAGTGATATGAAGCGCATAAAAAATCTCGAGACCCGGCTGACTGCTGTTGAGGAAGAAAAAGAAAAATACCGTCTTGAAAATGTTGATTTGAAAAAATTAGTCAATCGCTTGACCGAAAAGCTATCCATTACCGAGGAGAGATTGTCGGTTGCCTACACCGAAATAGAAAATCTGAAAATACGGCTGGTACAGGTTGATAAGGAGGTCGAGGAAGTGAAGAAAGATACCGGCGAAGGGAAAAGATGACCACAAGGGATAACCCAAAAGGTGTAGAGAGATTCAAGGATGCCTATCATGGGGGACAGGCCCTGGTGGTCCTGGGTGGAGAGTCGGCTCGGACCTGGGAATCACTGCGTGATGACCTTGACCCGGATGTGATCATCGGAGTCAATGGGGTATGTTTTGAGATCGATGACCTGGACTTCCATCTAGTGGTAGAAAACATGCACATGGCAGCCGGCCGGGCTAAACGGGGCGAGGATCGTTATCGACAAATGATGAAGATACTCTCCCCCTCTCATCATGCTCGGGTGCGGATGTACTCTTTCCTGAATTGGAATCCGCCGGTGTTGATTGATGACCGAATCAAGAATGTGGTCAAGATCAAGCGTATGGGCGAGCTCGGGAATGATTACGAGTCGCAGATGGAACGGTTCAATTTTAGGGAGTATGGGGATGGGTTCTTAGCCGGCCCGCTATTCGACCATCCTGGGGCGTTGAGTTCCAACCGCATAAAATTTAGGGTGGGGACCGTTGGAACGCAGGCCATTCACCTGGCCGGCGTGCTGGGGTGTGCGGAGGTTCACACCATCGGAATGGATTTTTGTAACCTGAATCACTGGTATAAATATCCTAAATACCAGCCTGACCGATTCCGGACTGGAGCGATGTTCACGGAGTTTGCCGGCTTGCAGACCCAATGGGATTGGATGCAGGGGGCGCGGTGGCTGGGGACGCTCGAACCGCTGTTCGAACGTGATGGCTTGCAGTGGGTCGATCATAGTCATGGTCTGTTTGATGCGATGGATTTATTTTGCGCTTCTACGTCAACGACCGCGTCGGCTGAGAGGTGAGCATGTGCAAAGTCTGCGGGAAACAAAAATCTGAGCACGTCAAGGTGTTGATCCGCGAGTCCGGGTTGGGCTCGAAGGTGATCGGCGCTAAGTTGAAGTGCTCCACCCATGTTGGGTATTTCAAAGAGAGTTTGAAAAATGGCTGACCAGTTTGGCGTTGAACGTATCAACGGTTTTGGGGACTCTGCCAATATCGACATAACCAAACGCTATGTTGACATGGGGGATGGCACCCATGCTGAGGCGGTTGCCCAGGCTCCAATCGGGATCCAATTCGATGCCGGCGGGAGAGTCCGCGTCGGCCAGCTTACTACCCTGGGCGATTACAAATCTTTAGGCTATGAACATTCACTCCTGTGGGAAAATGCCGGCACGGGGACGGGGGCCGTGGATGCTAATAAATTCAACATGTCCGTGACTGCCGGCCAATGGTTTGTCAAGTCCACCAGATGGTTCCACCAGTATTTTAGCGGCAAGAGCCAGGTGGTTGAATTGACTTTCGATAATTTTCAACCACAGTCGGGTGTTGTAAAACGCTGTGGGTATTTCTCATCTTCTGTTGTAAGTCCCTACTCTGCAATTCTGGACGGGGTATGGCTGGAGAGCGACGGAGAAACCATTCGTTTGATCTGTTCTCGGGCCGGCACGGAAACGCTCAATGTGGCGTTAGAAGATTGGAGCGGATACTCGACGATCGAAGAATATAAAGAGGCGTCTAACTGGAAAAACTTCACAGTCATTCTAATTGACTTCCTGTGGTTGGGAGGCGCAATCCTGCGCTTATCGATAATGACCAGTAAAGGATTCCGCCTGGCGCACCAGTTCGTTTGGGCCGGCACAGAGCCAGACGTTTTTATGCTCTCTCCGAACCAGCCAATTAGGCACGAGATCCGCTCGTCCTCAGGCAGCGGTTCGTTCCGCTACATTTGCGCACAGGTTTCGACTGAGGGGACCATCGAGGAGAGCGGTCATAGCCATGGGATTGATTGCGGGCATGTCGATGTTACCTATTCACTGGTGGGCACAAAATATCCAGTCAAGGCGGTCAGCCGGCAAAACGCCTATCGTGATATTGTTATTAAATTGAGCGGCCTTGACCTATTGGTTGATTCTATCAATGATCGTGTGCTTTGGACCCTCGAACGCAACCCGACTCTCTCTGGGGCGTTATCATATTCGAATGTTCCCAACTCTGCCCTACGAGAAGCAGACGGGGATGGAAACATCACAGTAGCCGCAGCCGGCACAATCATTGCCTCCGGGTATCATATCCATGGGAGCAAATTCCCGGAGACGATTTTTGAAGAGAATATACTGGCTTACCTGGGACAGAGTCTGGATGGTACCCAGGACCAGCTTATATTGTGTATCACCCCAATGACGGCTAGTATATCCGCCGTCGGGGCCATGGGATTGAAGGAATACTAATGCGCAAGATAGGGATTATTCCAGCTGCCGGCGTTGGATCCCGTTGGGGCGGGTATCCGAAGTTCCTGTTGCCCTGCGGGGAGCGGGAATGGTTATTGGATAGGGCTATCAAAACAATGCCGGCGGAGAAGGCCATTATAGTATATGGAGACGCGACCGGAGCAGAAATCGTGCGGCATATCGACCGTTGCAATCTCAACGAGCGTGTATCACTTAGGCCTAACGAGCGGATGGATCTCGATTTCTGGGGATCTATCCTGGCCGGCCTGGAGGAGTATGCCGACTATTATTATTTTGCGATGCCCGACACTTACCCGGATATAAGCGTTTTTGGAGAGTTCCCTATGGATGGGATCTCGCTGGGTTTGCACCAGACAAATATGTCAGAGCGATTCGGGATGCTCAGGAACGGGGCGATCGTCAATAAACAGATGGGCAAGCCTGGTTTAGCTTGGGGAGTCCTGGGCTGGAGTCGTGAGGTACGTGACCTGTGGCTGGCTGCGCATCTGGAAACCTATACAGACGCGATAAACCTGGCCATGCAGGAGTTACCATGGCATGGTTTCAAAATGGAGTATTATTTCGATATGGCAAATTTTGAGTCTTATGTAGATTTCTTGAAGGTGATGAGATGAAAAAATTCTTTGTTTTCGAGAACAAGGACTCTTCCCGAGCCTATGTGAAGGCCCTGGAGTCGGCCAGCTTCGACCGAGCTACGAAGATCAATCAAGCCGATTTCATCCTGTACGATATTGAGAACCATTTCAGGCGTCGAGATATGAAGGCAGAGTTTATTGCTAACCGGGGACCGGCGTTCATCTACCCGCATACCCCATTGACCAGTTATATCTGGGATGGGATATATGAGCCCTTACCGGTAGCCTGCAATTTCGTAGCCGGCGAGGGGCAGCGAGCCGTGATGAAGGCTTACGGATACGCGAGTCGCGTGGAGTCATGTGGTTTCCCTCGTTGTGAAGTATTGCCCTTCCGGCCGGCCAAAAAACTAAACCTGTTATTTGTCCCGGCCAGGCCCAGGCGAGATAAAGGCCGGCAAGCTCGACTAGACGAGGGAGTTCTAAAATTCATTCTCGATTACCATGATATTTGGGATAGTGTAATAGTTTGCCGAATAGCCGGCCAATTCCCCAATTTACACAATGGCGACTTGGGTTGGCATGTGATCACGACCAATCCGAAAAGCTCCAAAAGTCCGGCAGATGAAATGATCGAGCGAATCGACAAGGCCGACCTTATGATTTCCGTTACCACCCCGGCGGCCCTGGGAGTTGCCCGGGGATGCCCCACTATTATGTATGGGCAGGATGAACCGCTCGAGACGATCACGGGCCGGCGAGCCAAGCATTTCGAGCAGTACCGCGATATCTATGCTTATCCCCTTTCCCTGGAGCGTATGACAATTGATGAAGTGCTCAGATTTTCCAGATCCGGGGCCAGTATGGTAGAGAAATGGAAAGATGCGCACATTGGCGGAAACTTTGATGCAAATCGTTTCTTAGAAATCGTCAAGGAATATATATAATGCGAGTCGGTCGTAATCCAAACTTCAAAAAGCCGGCTGGCTATGAAATAAAATCAACCGTATTTTTGGTCGTTACTCACTGGCTGGACAACGACGAATCCGATTATCACAAAAACAGACTCGAGGTGATACAGACCTGTCTACGGACGATGCGGGCCGGAGGTCATTGTGAGCACACGTTCATTGTATGGGACAACGGATCCGGCTGGCCTTTATTGGAATGGTTGCAGGAAGATTTTCAACCGGACATCCTGATTCAATCCCCCAATCTTGGCAAAGGCGTAGCCAGGGCTTTGATGTTGAAGATGCTGTCTCCCCACTCTATTGTTTGTTATTCGGATGATGATATCTATTATTATGATGATTGGTTTTTTCCTCAATTAGGGTTATTGAGATTGTTCCCTGGTGTATCCGCGGTCAGCGGATACCCGATCAGAACGCAATTCCGACATGGTATTGATAAAACCCTGGAATGGGCCAGGGAGAATGCAAAACTGGAACAGGGTCGTTTTATCCCTGAAAAATGGGAGAAAGAACACGCCGCCTCTGTCGGATGGAGTTGGAAAAAATACAAAAACCTTACAAAGGACGATCTGGACTACAGGATCAGCTACCTGGGCCAGCAGGTCTATGCCCAATCTCACCATTGCCAATTTGTAGGATTTGTCAGGAATGTTTCCAGGGTCGCAGGCGAGGCAGTGGATGGATTGTTGACTCCTGATGAGTGGCCCTTTGATGTTGCCCTTGACGAGGTAGGACTTAGGCTTTGCACCGTGGAGAGACTGTGCCGGCACATGGGAAATGTGTTGGACGAGGATCTTCGAGATGTTTGACGCTTTACACAATCGACCAGATGAGCCGGTTGTCATCAATAAACACAAAGGGAAATTCGAGGGGAGCCGTGCTTTGATTATTCTGGGCGGTCCGAGCGGGAAACAATGGAACCGGGTTAGGAAGGAAATTGACCCAGATGTCATCATTACCTGCAACAGCGCGACCGCGATCCCAGGGGCGGAGTATTGGGTTGTCGGGGAGAATCTAAATAGGGCGTTTATCCACTCAGGGCACGTCGAGAGGGATTATCAATATTTGCACGTGTTCCGGGCGAAGAATACGTCTAAATTCCGGCTTATCAATTGGCAGAACTGGATGCCGAACTGTCACAAAGACCTAGAGTCTGTAGCTTCTCACTTCCACCTCCATTCTCCCAACATTATCAGGTTCAACAGGGCTTGGATTGGAAAGGACTTCAACTTGCGGGAGTATGGACCAGGACTGATGTTAGGTGCCAGATTCAAGAAACGAGCCGAGATAGGATGTCGAACAGATTGGAGTGTGGGGGGCGTCGCTTTCCAGTGCTTGCATTGGGCTGGCATCCTGGGTTGCTCAAAAGTCCACACTATCGGCTTCGATCTATGTTTCCCGGATGGCAGGAACGCGAGTCATCACTGGTGGAAGGGTCCGCCCGATTATGAACCGGATGCGTTTCGAGTTGAGAAATTGTTTACCAACTACCTGGGAGTCGATACGCAGTGGGATTGGGTCGAGGCTGCCGAGTTTGCCGGTGAGATCGAACCTGTTTTCAAACAAGCCGGCCTGGATTGGAAAGACCATTCGAATGGAATGTTGTCCAGGATGGGAGTCTGGTGTGCAAATGAATAAACGGGAAGATGTCTGGGATTACTGGTATAACCCGCCGGCGGAGAACGGGCCCGAGCGGTACATCCTTGGGAATAGACCCAACAAACGCAGCAAATTCTTACTGGAACTCTTTCAAAAACACCATGTTTTTCATACCGATACCATCCTCGAGTTAGGGTGTAATGTAGGCAGAAATTTATTGGCGCTCAGGCGAGAGGGCTATGAACGACTCTACGGAATCGAGATCAACCCGGATGCAGTTGGCCTGATGCAAAATGAATACCCGGAAATTGGAGCCAAAATCAGAGTTGGCACCATTGAAGAACAACTGCCCACCCACAGGACGGTACATGTTATTTTTACCGTGGCGGTGCTGATGCACATCCATCCCAATAGCGAATGGGTCTTCGCCAAAATGGCCGAGCGCACACGGAAATTGATCGTTACTATCGAGGATGAAAAGAGTAAAAGCAGTTCTCTGCATACTTCCCGCAACTATCGAAAGATATTCCAGAGCTATGGAATGAAATGTATCGATACGGTTTACCATGTGCCAGGCGCTAACGGGCATTATGTGGCCAGAGTGTTCCTAAAAATTCCCAACAAAAACCGGATAGAAAATGAGATGCCAGCATTGCGATAGTCCCAGGCTGCGTTTTGTCCGGTCAATGACCAATGTTGATAAATATATTTGTCGGGATTGCAGAAAAACTACCTTTGTCGCTAAGGAACATTCAACAGGCCGGCCTCCTCGAAGGCGGCCTCCTCGAAAACAGTTTCTCCCCTCTTCGGTTCCCTCGGACAAGATCGCTTTTGCATGTTTCAACCACCAAGGAAAAGCAGATAAATTTATTCAGGCCCTCAACCATGGTGGTAAATATCACCTGATAGATGGCTTCAACTACCCGAGAACTCATTTTGTCCTGACCGATACGGACATGGGAGGCCGGCAGCATAAACTTGAAAAAATGCGCAAGGTCGGGACGAAGGCTTTTTTTGTCTATCCCCATGCTGCCAGGCCCGATCTTGTGAACGATATTTTCAAAGAGTGGGCCTGGACGAGCGCCCATTTTGTGAGCGCCCAGGGGCATATCGAGGTTATGAGAGCCTTTGGATATTCGCGCCCGCTGGAAGTGGTCGGCTGGTCCCTGTGCCCGATCCGGAATTTCAAGCCCAAAGACGAACCCCGGGAGGTGCTATTTGCTCCCATTCATCCAAGATGCAGCGGGGTGGATCAGGATGTCAATCGGGGGACGTTCGAGCGTCTGGCGCGGCTGGCTTATGACGACGATATCAAGCTGACTGTGCGCTTTGTCAAAGACCTGGGAGAGTCTGGGCTTGATAAAATCGATCACCCAAATATCAGCTACACGGTTGGTTTCATGAATAATATGTATGACCAGATCGATGGAGCCGACATGGTTGTAGCTCACCAGACGTTCTTGTACCTGGCTGTGGCCCGAGGCACGCCAGCGGTAGCCATGGCAACGGATATGCCGACCCACGTCCAGCACCGTCGTGGACCGGTCCTGTGGGCGCGTAGCTGGAAAAAATATGAACATCTGGTCGCGTTTCCCTATGACATTATGCAGTGCGAGAACAAGGAGCAGACTCTCAGCCTGCTCCGGCGTGCGGTCCGGGACGATGAAGAGGTTACCGACTGGAAGCGGCGCATGATCGGAAGCCCCTTCCGGCGGGACCGGTTCTTGGCCAAGATTGAAAAGTATTTGTAGTAAAATATGGTTATCACTAGTGATTCCCGGGCGTTCCGGGAAAAGGAGATTTTCATGAAAAAGTTTATTGCACCTATTGTGATCGGCCTGGCAATTTTGCTTTTGCCGGCTACACAGGCCGGCGTTGGCCTCGGCTTTGTGGATCTTCCGCAGAGCGTCGAGACCGGTATTACAGCCGTGGTCGTGTTCGTTGTTGGCTGGGTATTCACGAAGGTGGTTTTGCTGCTGCCATTCCTTGAATATTTCAAGCAGTATGAAATGCAGGTTGCATTGACTCTGTCGGCCTATTTCATTTCTCTGATCGAGAATGCGGTTCCTGATGCTTTCGGCGGTGTTGCCATTTCCGGGATTGTATTCGTTTTGGCTATCCTGGCCCTGTTTGGGATTGGCGAAAAACTATGGGGAAGTGCAAAAGGATAAACGTTTTCCATCCATAGAATAAAAAAACTCCCCTCAATTTGAGGGGAGTTTCGGTACAGGGCGGAAAGAGCGCCGGCTAAAGCACCTCTGCCATATTGATTTCACGCAACTCCAGGTCAATGGCCTGCTCTGGAGTGATTGATTTTCCTGGTTCGAATAGAATACTGCTTTGGGTGAGTGTCCACCAATTCATAACGTGGGGGCCAGTTTCGTTTATCCAGATTAGGAGAGAGATTGCGTATTTGGAGTGTTCTTCGAGAGCTCTATTCTGGTGATCATCCAGGTCGCTCCATCGCAGGTTGCGGTCAAATATGGTTTTTACTTCTGCCAGGACAGAGGTTCCTTTTCGGGTGTGTCCTCTCAGGTCGCCCGAGACTTTCGTTTTCCAGAACCCTTTGACCCAGGTTCCCTTGCGATTGGTCACCACGAACGGAGTCCCGATTTCCTCGACCATCAAAACCCCAATCCGGCGCAGGGCTGCGGCAGCGGCCTCTTCGCCGGCGTTACCGAGTTTCTTGTTCCTGCTGGATTGCCATGCGGCTTGTAATTTCATTTCTTTCCTACCATTTTGTCTTTTAGGATCAATCCATGCACATCAGATTCCGGCGACATGAAGGTGCCGCTTACTGAATACCCTCGAGTCAATCTGGATCCGTCTTTTGAATATGCAACAATTTCATCCAGAACCAGGACTCCTTCTGAATCAAAAACCATGCCATTCTGACTTTTGCCTTTTGAGTGGATTATTATCTCAGCATTTTCAAAATAAAACTCTTGTATTCTGGGTTGCAATGACGGCTTATTGATAGATGGGATTTCAGACGTGTTTTCGATATCATATTGTCGAATGATGATTTTCATTTTCCTACTCTACCTTTCTCCAATGATGGCAGAATGGCTGCGAGAAACCGATCAACCGGATGAGCCTAAAATGGCATACGGCGCACACCCATTCGTTCAGTTGGCTGAATTCATCCCAGCGTTGGACGGGTTTGATCTTGTGTTTCATATTTTACCTACAAGTGTGGCGAAAGAAGAACGCGTACATTTACGATATGTTGTGTACCAATCACTTTTCCGCCTCCAACGTGGTTGATAGTTCTAAGGTCAATACCCTCGACGGGCAAGCCTGTCTGTTTTTCGAAATTCCCGATCAGGTTATTAATTGCAGCCTCTAACTTTTCGACTTCCTGTTTAGCTTTTTTGATTTCCATCGCCGTTCTCCTTATCCGCATCGATCAACCAATCCACTAGGCCATTCTGTTCTGTAATATCCACAGACTCGACAGTGTATTTTTCTTTTTTTCATTGTCTCTGTCATGTCCATGAGGTTCAAAATTAATCTTGCCAGAAATTTTATCACCTCGCCTCACATCCTAATTCGTTTGGGTTCGGCTCCAGGCATCCCTCCCATACTCGCCAACCCCCCTCCATCATACACCACCCGGAGTCTGTTGGCACACATTCGACCGGTTCTCCATGGCGCAGGTAGCCGACTCTCTCCATGTCCATGTCGCGCACCCACAAGCGGTATGCGGTCACGGTGTAGGTGCGGAGCTTGGGGGTCGGCTCCGGTTCAACTTCTACGTCTACGACGGTGGCGGTGGGAGTTGGTGCCTGGGTGGGGTTTGCAAGTATAGCCGGCGCAGCCTGGAGTGCGCAGGCCAGGGATAGTCCCAGGAAGATTATTATGGCAAGAATGTTTTTAGAAGTGATTCTCTGGATGGTTTTTTGCATACTGTGCAGTTTCCTTTTTTATCCTTCGCATAATAAGGATATGGACAATCGCAGTATCCGGCTTCAGAGAACATCTTCAAAGCATGACTTTTATTTCTTTTTGCTTTTTCCTCTGCCTCTTTAGCTTCAATAAGATATTGTCTAGCTTGTACAAGTTTTTTCTCCTCCTCACTCATACTATTGTCCAGATCTTCTGATATCTCTTTTAATGTTTTTTTCATGTCACTCGTTTTCCTTTGCGATTGTAGGTCCGCTTTTGTTGAGGCAGCGCTTTTGCTTCGAGTCTTGCAAGATTGTCGGCGGCTTCAGTGACCCAGGCCGGCGGGGCCGGCTTTTTTGGAATGCCGAGTCGCTGCTTGTGAACATCCGGAACCGGATCTCCGTTATAGATCGAACAGAGCGTGCCAGCTGGAATACCTTTATACTTACGCAGGCCGGCGATTGTACGCCAGGAGAGGCCGTCCTGGTCATGCAACTTTTTTAGCGTCTCCCTGAGTTTTTTGGTCTTATCCATATCAGATTACCTGTTTTTACTTTTCGATTGAACTTGTGGGTGTCAGAAGCTCTGACAGTGGCTCGAAAAATGGGTTACCGTTGGAATAAATAGCCGGCGAATCCCCAGGATAGTGGGAAGGATGCAATCAGCAGCCAGGCAATTTGTTGAGTTGTGCGCTCTGCTAGGAAAACAAGGCCGGCTACCAGAAGCCCAATACAGAATCCAAATGCCGCGTAGCTCTTTTTCATCTTTACCTCTCTTTAGATTTAGCCATTAGATTTTCGAGTAAATCTTCTAATGGCTGACCGTTCACCATTAGAATTCCATCTACAGCCATTAGATCGTGCCCCGGCAAGTCTATAACTTGATACACTTTTCCGTTATTTGCGACTTGCCGACTTGTCGAAGATAGTTCCTTCAACGCTTTGAAGTCCTCGATCAAGATCATCACAGCCATTAGAATCTTCGGTGTCAATTCTAATGGCTGCCCGTTCGTTGTTTCTAAGGAAGGACTTGACCCTTCCTTTGTGGGGACAGTTTTCAAGTCTGGTGAGGAATCGGATTTTTCCGTGGACCTGAGTTGGGCTGATGCGTTGTCTTTTCCCATCCTTATATTTGGTGTAGATCCAATAGAACTTCCCTGTTTTGATCCATTTTCCATTTTTTTTGGTCCTTCCTTCTGTAAACTCGATATTGTAGGCTGCCGTTAGATTTACCTCGTTACTGCCATTAGATTTCAGAGCTTCTTCAAACTCCTGAGCCATAGATTCAAGAGTGTCTGAATCTAATGGCTCAGGCTCAAAATCTAACGGCATTTCTAATGGCGCTACCTTGTCATCTGTCTCCGCCGGCTCGGTTAGCTCCGATCCGGCGGGCGGGTAAAATCCCGGGCTTCGGAAGCGTAGGCTGGATGGCGAGGACGTTGGTGAACTCTCGAGCCGATCCTACCATCTTCGTTGATGTCGCGTCCAAGCTGTTCTTCGAGTTGTCCGAGGGTCATACCGGCTTCGATAGCGGCGTTCGCCTCGCCGGCGGTCAGTTTTCCTTCCTGGATCATGTGAATATAGACCTTGATCTCCTCACGTTGCACCTGTTCGCGGCCCCATTGTTTGATCAGCTTTTGGCGAGTTTTGTGATCCAGGTCGTTCTCGCGTTCCTTCTCGCTGACCAGTCTCTTTGCGGCGGCCTCTTCGGATGACAGAATGTAGACAGTCCCACAAAGGGCATAAATGAACATCAAGGTGGGGATAGCCACGATCACCCAGAGTTGCGCCTGGTGGGGGATCTCTCGGAAGTCTGTCAAGAATGCGATTGTGGAGGCGATCACCATCCCGCCGGCGATACCTGTGGCTACAATCGAAATCCCAGATATTCCCATCATAGTAATCATTGAAAATTTTTGGCGGGAGTTTTTTTCTTCGCGGCGGAAGTACAGCCATTTTGCCAGGCCGAACGCAAATTCAGTGACCGTGACGAATGCGATTGCATAGATCACCGACAGGACGATGTGACCTACATCGGTGTGGTAGAAAATGCCGGCTTCGGTTCGCTCGGGGGCGATTCCCATCATGAATCCGAGCGTGGCTGTAAACAGGGAGGAGACCAACAGGAAAAAGTACAACCACCCGTTTTTGCGGATCTCTGCTTCCAGGGACATATCGTCCAGGTCTGTTCGCTTGTTAGCAGTTTCTTTCATGCTGCTGACCAGCGTGCGTCGGCTAACGTATTCGTTCAATTCTTCGTCCAAGGTGTCGTTTTCGTTGAAGAGAAAGTTTTCATTCATTTATTTTGCCTCCTAACTTGTTCTTGAGTTTATATGAGTGGTCACGTCATCATTTCTGATGATGGCTATACTGTCATCTACTTTGACCAGGGACGTGCTGCTTGGGGGGTCAACATCATGGATAACCTGTACCTCATGGCCATTTATGGTTCCCGATGCCCTCTCTGAAAGGGTGTCATCTGGACCATATATTGACCGATTGATGATCTCGACTTTCATGCTGTTGCGTTTTCGAATATTTTTCATAGATCACTCCTCCCCTGGGAAGGGCTTGTCTTTTGTTGCCGGGCAAAAATTCCAGGCATCCCGTAGCGCCTTGCGAAGAACTCCTACTTCTGTCCGATTTTTGAATTTCTCCGGGTCTTTTACCCAGCCGGCCAGGGCAAGTTCCTGGATCGCTTCTTCCTCGCCGGCGGTCAATCGATAGGTTTTGGGTTTCGTTTTGTCTCTTGACATTTAGCACAACCTTTCGTATTATAGTATATGAAAACTATCTTGTTTTTCCATTCTACACCATAATGGTCTTATATACAAGATATTTTAGGAGAATGTTATGGATTTTAGTGATATAGCGAACCGCGCAAAAATGAATCCCCGACGCTGGGAGGTATTGGAGTTCCTGGACAGGTATCAGAGGAAAAATTCATACTGTCCTGAGATGCGAGAGATCGGAGACGCCACGGGTATCACTTCGACCAGTGTTGTAAATTACGCCTTAGCCCCAATGATCGACGCCGGCCTGATCGATGGCCACTTTTTGGAAAGCGGTCACATGGCTCCCCGAACATTGCATGTGACAAACCTGGGCAAGGAACTGCTTGCCTGGCACTCTAAACAGAAAGGAGGTGATGGAGATGACCGATAAGAATCAGAAATATCCGAAGCAGCCTACTAACCCGGATCGTAAGCCGTCCGAATCTGTGACCTGGGTACGCAATCTGGATAAAGTTGACAAGCGTAGGGTCGTGGTTGTGAAAAAGCCGGCCTACACACCCAGGCCGAAATGATTGACTTTTACGACTTTTCCTATATAATAGGTTGTGGATGGTGGATACAATGCCGGTTTGCTCCCGTTGTATCCCCAGGACTGCCGGAAAGTTTTCGGGCTATCAGCCAGTATCCCTGGCCACCCCGTAACTCCTAGACCGGCAGTCTTTTTTTTTCAGGAGGATACTATGAGTAATTATCACCCAAAATCAAAACAGAATCGCGGTCAGCAGTGGCGGAAACCAAAGACTCCACCCGAGCCGGCCAAGCCGTCTGTGGTACGTTTCCTGCCCTTTGACAGGTTGATGGATTGGGACGATGAAAAAAAAGTCCTTTTCATCGGGGAAGATGGAAATCATTTTGTATTCTTTGCCAAAAACAAGGCACAGAGCGCCATATGGCACACGATCCAGAAGGCCGGCCGAGGAAATCATAAAGATTACAAGGTCGAGGAAATCTGATGACTTATGGATTGCGTTATTGTGCTTGCGGAAAAAAGTTCAGGCAGGCCAATACCTCGATGACGAAATGCCCTGAATGCCGGGAAGCTGAGGAAACTCAAGAGGCTATAAAAGTTTCGAAAGGGGCTATGGAAACGATGTATTGTAATCATTGCGATAAGGAACGGCTGCATAAGTTGGTTGGCCCTTATAGCAATAAGTATTATTGGAAATGCCAATGTGGTCGCTGGCACCTGGCTGATTTGAAAGGTTGGATCGTATGAAACTCTGGGATTTTTTCTCTGGTCTGATAGCCGATATTCTCTCATCCCTGGGCGTGGTCTGCATCGTGCTTGTGATCGCGTTCGTGATCTCTTTGGTAGCCGGCTGGCTGCCATGGCCGTTTTGACTTCTACGTCTACGACCTTGACATGCCTGTACGTCTGTGCTAGTATGTAAGTACAACTTAGGCGCGTGAGCGCACCCCCGGTTTGGCAGGCCGGCGACCCAAAAACGAGAATCACCTTTTCGGAGTGTTTCCGTACCGCAAGTCATAGAAGCGTTTGGGTCTATAACCTGCCAGCGGAAACGGAAGCACCCCCAAGAGGTGATTTTTTTATCCACAACGAGGTTGGCCGCTGGCCTCGACTGTGAGACCCAATCGTGCGTAAGGTAATCAGCGGTAGGAATTATTTAGGAGGTCGTATGTTTTCACACCCTGCAACAAGATTTATCTGCCGGCGCTGCGGCGAGGATGCCGGCCTGGATCCTGAGATTTGCTGGTATTGCCAGGGGCCGCTTTGCAGCGACTGCTGGGAGCGGTATGGTCACTGTGGGCACCCGGAAGCTGAGGCGATGAACGAGCAGGCCCGGCAGGTGAACCAGGATGGGGAGTCATGAGAATGTGGATGATTGACCCAATGTTGTTATGCCGGCAGCACTTGCTCGGGGAGCACGCTGAGATTCACAAGTTCAGGCATAACTTTGTCAAGCAGCACTCGATTGATGGCCGGCTCTCTCCGGTCGTGCAGATCGAGCCTATCGAGATGGAGCGCCGGCATAATGACCTGGCTGCTGAAATGGTCCGGCGAGGATACAAGCACCAGAGTCCGTATTCCTTGCCGGATTTATCATATCTATCTCACGATCAGGTTTTTGCGAAGGTGGATCGTGAGGAGAGCCGGCGGGAATTGTGCAAACGGTGTAATTCGTGCCGGATGCGTATTATGGCCTATACACTCGGATATCATCCAGAGCAGCGCGTTGGGGAGATTGAGGCCGTTGAGTGGCCGGCGTTGGATGAGTTGGCAAAAAAGGGAGAGGGAGTCATGAGAGGGTATGTTTATATAGGTCAAGACAATTCTAATAAGGGATATAAAATTGGGAAAACTGTTCACGTGAGAAAAAGAGAGAGGGAGATTCAGAGCACCAATCCTTCTTTTCGTATGTTGGCCTGTGCGTTTGTGGAAGATTATAGCGAAGTAGAAATATCGTTACACGTGGCTTTTTGCAAAAATCAAACCCATCGAGAGTGGTTTGATTTGTCTAAAGATGAATTGGATAAGTTGTTAAATATTGGGATTGACTGGAGGGTAATTTCATGAGTGAAATGCACAAAGCTGTTGATAAAAGCCGAGACGCAAAATACTTCACGATCAATCCTCGCATTGTGAAATATTACAGTCGCTCCCCATACGATTATGCTCTCTGGGATACGGTCAAAGAGGTTGCCGGCGATTCCAGTGAGTGTTATTTGTCTACCGAAGATTTGGCGGCTCTTAGTGGTATGTCTGCTGGTAAGGTTTCAGAGTGCCGGAAATACTGGATTGAGTTAGGTTTTCTCGATGGGGAGATTAGGCGGGATGCCGGTTATCCTCAACCGGTTTGGCACCTGACTATTCCCGACCTATGGTCAAAAAATATAAAATGGGCGGAGAACCACCTATCCATAAAGTCAAGGATTGAGTTCAAAAAGAGCCTTCACGAGATGAAGTCTTCACGAGATGAAGAAGGTGTCCCAACATGTGAAGGAGGTGGGTCACCACATGAAACAAAGAAGAAAGAAAAAGAAGAAAAAAAAGGAAATAACAACAACGAAAATTCGAAACCTTACGACCGTGCTAAAGGAATTGAAGAAGCTAAAAAACGCAAGGCAAAAGCGGATGCTCTGCGGGAATCAACTGACATTTTGGTTGAGTGGGGCAAGCTCTCTAGTGATAAAGAGCAACGTTACAACGAAATGGAGGACAGGATTTATAAGTCTACTGGCCTGACCGTCAGTGACCGTTGGTATCGGGAGCGGGTAATGGATTTCCTTTTGGAAAAAGATGAGCACGGAGAGACGATTGAGACTTTTGCTAAAGCCTGCAAAGATGACCCATATAACATGCCGAAGTTTTTCCAGATTGCTCAAAAACTTAGTTTGCTCAAAGATACCTGGGGATTAGCTTTTGTTGATGATGATTCAGATGCTGAATCTGAGCCTTCTGACAGATTGGAGACGCTATGACCAGTTCAACGCTTGTCTTTACTGCGGTCGAGGCCTCGAATGCTACAACCGAGTACGTGGACCACATTCGCAAGGGCGGCGACCAGGGAATGCCGATCTATATCAACGGCATGGATTATGACCCGGAGTCCGGGAAGGGATTCCTGCCCGTGGTGCCCGGGGAGTTGATCACGGTCTTAGGCCGGCCCGGGAGCGGGAAGTCGAGCCTCTTGATGAGGTGGGCCCGGATGCGTGCCGGCCATCTCAAACACATGGGAGTCGACAATAAGATCGTGCTTTATATGACGGCGGAGCAGTTGGTCGAGGAATTGCGCCTCTTCCATGTGGCTGCCGAGCTCCGGATATCTATCACAGACATGGCCGCCGGCAAGCTGGAGCCGAAAGATTGGGGTCGTGTGCAGACCCATCTGGCGAGCCCTCACATGATGACCAGCCCGTTGTGGTTTATCGGGAAGAGCAAACAGCGCCGGCGCGATAAGACTGAGATCACCGAGACCACTTTGAGGGATGCCATGGGGAACGTGGAAGAGTGGCAGGGGAATCAGGTCGTGCAGGAGATCGACTCTATCTTCATCGACTACCTACAGCGGTTCCGGCCTCGAGGAAGCGCTTGGGTGGAGTTCTATGGGGATCTGGTCAATGGGTTGAAGAACCTGGCGGAGGACTTCAACACGCGCATGGTCCTGGGCTGCCAGGCCAAGCGCGAGGTCGATACCCGTCAGGTTCCGATCCCCATGATGGATGACGGCCAGTGGACCTCGACTGTGGAGCAGTTCTCTGATGGAGTGTTGTCTGTAGTTCGTCCGAGTCACTACGTTACGCCTGACGATAAAACGCCGCCAGGGTTTGGAAAAAAGGATGCTCCGCTGCTATATGTGAAAGACCATAACGATATGATCGTTTCGGTTTTGAAGAGAAAGAAGGGACCTGAGAATTTCAAGAAGTTTGTAAAGTTTGAACCGGAATACAATTACCTGGTCCAGGGGGAGATGAAATATTACGATCCTGAAAGAGATAATGACAGTCTGGAGGAAGCCAATGCGTGAGTCATCACTGCACCCTGAATTTTACGAATTGCAAGGTCATGTTCAATATATTGTCGAACGGATCCGGGGGAAGGAATGGTCCAGTACCTGCCCGGAGTGCGGAGGTGCTCCACACTCGAGCGGGGAGTGGCCTGACCGGTTCCGGATGTTTCCCCAGGCTCACAGTAAGACCGGAGTCACTATTGGCTGGTGCCGGGTCTGTGGGTTCAAGTGGCTGCCCGACAAAGAGTTCAAGCCGGATCCTGAAAAGCTAGAACAGTGGAAACAGGAACGGATTGTTGAGGAGGAGCGGCGCAAGGCCGAGGCTGAGAAGGCTCTACAGTTGCTACGCGACGAGAAAAAATGGGAGCTCTATACGGATGCGCTATTTTTTGAGGATGCCGGCGCGAGGTACTGGTCTGATGCCGGCATAGATATTGCGGAGAAGTGGATTGAGTGGGGGTTAGGTTGGGATCGTGAGCATGAGTTCTATTACGACTCTGGTGATGGGTGGGCGAAGCACGTCACTCCCACAGCCACGATTGCAGAGCGGAATCTGGATGGGGGCGTGGTCAATGTCAAGCATCGCTTGATCGTTCCGCAACCGGACGGGACGAAGTACCGCATGGAATATTCTGTCGGGTTCGAGCCGGTATTCATCGCCAACCTTGATCTATGCAATGACGCGGATTGGGCCTTCTTGGTGGAGGGAGAGAAAAAAGCGGCGGTCGCTTGGCTGACCTTCGATGATCCTCGCACCCAGGCGTTTGGGTTGCCGATGTCACCCAGCCGTGATCTGCTCGAGTCAATCAATGCCGCTCATATCTGCTATATTCCGGATCCCGACGTAAGACCCTGGGCGTTGAAAAATGTCAAGGAAACATATGGAGATCGGGATTTGAAAATCCTTAGACTCAACCAGAAAGTGGATGACTACATCCTGGGAGCCGGCTTCGACAAGCAGTCGTTCCGTGCCGTCGTGAAACAGGCGAGGCGCGTATGATAATAGTCATAAAAACTGAGACCATGGTGCTCTGGTGCGAGACCTGCAAAACTTTCACCGATCAGGGGCTTATCCATGCCTCGGGTGAGTACAGGTGTCTTTTGTGTGGCACCATAACTGTATTGGAGGGTGAGAATGCGTCTGGGTAAAATGGAGATAGTTGGCCGGCGTGCACACAACAGGAGTAATCCGCTTCTGGAGATGCAATTGTTTGGAAACTTTGCCGGCTATTATTTGTTGGTTCGCATTTGGCTGTATGAATGGATATTTTCAGTCAAATGGCTAAAAATCTAGGAGGTTTGTAATGTCTGAATTCAAGCAGTTTGCAATAGTGGAGTTGTTTGGTCATCAAATGATCGCCGGCGAGGTAACCGAGCAGGTGATCGGCGGCCAGGGGTTCGTGCGCGTGGACGTGCCGGCGATCGAAGGCCAGGACGGGTTCACGAAGTTCTACGGAGCCGGCGCAATTTACGCGATCACGCCCGTGGACGAAGAGACAATGATGTCTGCGGTCCAGGGATTGAAAAAGCGACCGGTCGAGGTGTGGAAGCTGAATCTGCCTCAACTATCATCGGGACGATCTGGCCCTGATTGGGGCGATATTGACGACGAGGAGGTTCTTCATGATGACCTCGAGTGAGCTTCCAATCCTGTTTTCTCCCCATATGGTTCGGGCAATCCTGGACGGGATAAAGACACAAACCCGGCGCGTGATCAACCCGCAGCCGATCGGAGAGTTCAGCCGGCTTATCGGGCCGGCTATGTACGCGCCGATTGTCATTGACCGGGATGGGATTGAGCAACCCGGGAAAGAGGTATATGGCGTATACACGGAAGATGGGGAATGGGGAGTCCGGTGCCCTTATGGGATGCCTGGGGGCCGGCTGTGGGTAAAGGAAACGTTTGTAAAGTTCGACCGATCTCATTGGCCTCCGAAGTATGGATATAAAGCCGATACCCTGGGGCCTGGCTTCAAAGAGATCGAAAAGGCCAGGAAGGATTTGGGATACAAGTACACCCCATCTATCTTCATGCCCAGGGCAACAAGCCGGCTGGATCTGGATGTGCTGAATATTCGCGTTCAGCGGATCCAGGAGATCAGCGCTGAGGATGCCCTTGCGGAGGGGATAGAGCGACCGTTATCTCCCAATAAACAGAGTTTTTATGAATTGTGTTTAACTCGATTTATGGATTTATGGGATTCGATCAACGCGAAACCCCGGCCTCGCTATGTCACTGAGAACGGGAAAAAGAAAATAGCCTATTATGAGTCGTTCCCATGGTATGAAGGCAGGGAGACCAAGGAATATCGGGGAAAACCGTGGTACGTGTACGGGAATCCCTGGGTCTGGGCTGTGACGTTTGGAGTATGTGATGAAAGTTGATCGATGGAAAAATTGTTACCCTTCACAGTGGAAGGGAGTTATCATAGATAGGGCCTTCGAACATCCGGCTAAATTCTCATCTAAATTAGTAAAGAGGATTTACGCTCACTTGATCGAGGAGGGATGGGTCAAGCCTGGGGATACTGTCCTGGATCCCTTTGGCGGTGTGGCCCTGGGAGCGATCAACGCCATGCATCTAGGGATGAATTGGATCGGTGTGGAATTGGAGCCGAAGTTTGTGGAACTGGGCGGAGAAAATATCGAGCTGTGGAATGAGACCTACTCCCAAATGCCCGGTTGGAATCCCAATGCGGTTTTATTACAGGGTGATAGTCGGGAGCTTGTGAGAGTCGTTGATGAGGCGTGCGACGGATCGGTAAGCTCCCCACCTTACAACCTACCTATGTCGCAAGATCATAATGGCAGTCGGGGTGGCCGGAGGGGGACTACCCCTAGCGAAGATGGAGCCTTTGTAAAATATGGAAATTCTGACGGTCAGCTTGAGGGAATGCCCATGACCGACGAAGGATTTCAGGCCTCCATCACCTCCCCGCCATTCCTACAGTCGGAGGGCGGCACTCCCGAACCGAAAGAGGGTGGCCCGATTGACAAATCGCTTTACAAGCGCCATTCCGCCGGCAATTCAGCCGCCGAAGGGTACGGTGGGGAAGAGGGGCAACTCGGGAATATGCGTGGGAGTGAGCAAGGTTTCCATGGGGCAGTGAGCTCTCCGCCGTACACGGGATCGATGAATCAATCGGAGGGCGCCAACGATACCGAAGCCCGGATCGAGCGTATGCGTAAGGCCGGCATTGACGTTGACAAAAAAGAGAATGTCGGAGGGCCGGCGGGGGTGGCCAGAAAAAAACAGAATTATGGTTCTACTCCCGGCCAACTCGGCGCGATGAAGGCCTGTATTTCGAGCCCTCCGTACGCGGATGGAGCGCAGCACACGGGCGGAAAAGACCCAAATCCAGAGCATATCCAAGGTGGAAATGTGTTTCACCCCGGTAGCGATTATGGAGTTACTTCTGGCCAACTCGGCGCGATGCCGTCTAAAGCGGCACAATCTGACCAATCTGACTTCTGGGCCGCCGCCCGAGTGATCGTCGAGCAGACCTATGCACTGCTTGCCCCAGGTGCCCATGCTGTCTGGGTGGTCAAGGATTTTGTCAAGAATAAAGAGCGGGTGCCGTTCTCGCACCAGTGGCGGCAGTTGTGCGAGGCCGTCGGCTTTGAAACCCTGCACGAACATCGCGCTATGCTGGTGCATCACAAAGGTACACAAGAGACTTTATTTGGAGAGCCCGTAGAAATAAAAACTGAGTCGAAGTCGTTTTTTAGAAGATTAGCTGAAAAAAAGGGGAGTCCTCGAATAGATTGGGAAACCGTATATTGCATGGTAAAAAACCCTTGATTTATAATAGTTTTTCATGGTATACTTGTTCTACAACCATCATCTAGGAGAAACGGAATTTTTATGCCAAAAGAATTGAAAATCTCAACAACTGTTGTCATCCCTGTGAATGATCGGGATTGGCTGGTGCGCTTGGCGCGGGTGACCGGGCACATGCGCACTAATCCCCAGACCAGGAAAATTGATGGGAACCTGTCCTGGGCTATGAGTGAGGCTATCTCGTTCCTGCGATCGCACTATCAGCAGTACCAGCGAGAGCAGGGCGAACGTCTGGCCGAAGAGATGAGTGGGGGCAATAATGATGAAGAGAAAGAAGGGAGTTAGAAATGCCATTAGATTTACCTGAAAGCCAAATTGATCTTGATACCGGGGGTTCGACAGAACTTCCGTTCCCGACGCCGGCGTTCTGGGTTATGAATGGGAATGCTGCGCTGAAACAGGTGGGAGGCGCGCACTACTTCGGTGGCTGGGCTTGTTCGTCTGAAAAATTGCAGGCCCCCATGGACTTCTGGGAATCGGACAATATGACGTTCCCAATTCCTGGGTTTGAAGAGACCGAGGTGGATATTGCTCAGGGGACTTTGCCTGTGTACACCTCCCGTTCGTTGTTGATCTGCCCGATGGGGATACGCCAATACTCGACCATGGAGATAAATGGATATGATCGTCGAGTTGCTCCCTTTACTCCTGGGGCCCGGCCTGGTTTGCAGGTCCTGGGCTTGCTCGGGTTTGTGAGTGATAAGACTGTATATCCCTGGGCTCCGGTGCTGTTATCCCCGAAGGGTTATCAGGTCAACCATGTGCAGAAGGCGATCTCTACCTGGAAGGCTGCACTTGCTCCGGTGTTGAAAAAGGCCGGCGTGGCAGCCAGCGCGTTCCCGTACTTTTGGATGCAGATCGGCACGTTTGGCCAGGAGCGCAAGCAGGAGATGGTCGGGAAAAATAAAAAACAGCCGATCACGCCCATAACCTGTCTTGTCCCGGATGACTTGAATGCGTCCAACATTGAACGGCGTTACGTCGGTCGTGAGATTGCTGAGTGGATGAACGATTTGGCCGACCAGGCTCATGAGTGGTTGCATGTGTTCGATAATATGCAGGCTCCCAAAAATGGGGCCGGGGGTGGGAACGAGTATCACGAACCACCTATGCCAGAAGAACCGCCTATGGAAGTGTACGACGATGACGATATTCCGTTCTAAAGTGTAGGGGTTCTCGCCGGCCTGGTTCCCGAGCAGCCTGACTGCCAGTGGATCGGGCCGGCGATTTTGAGAGAATAAAAAATATGAACTTCAAAAAACTTTTTTCAGCTTTCTTTGTTGCTATTGCTGGTCTTTTTCTTGGGATAGCGGCAGAGTTTGACGAGGATCCTCCTGCAAGGTTTATTGTGGAGTTATTCGAAGAGGCTGTCGGCAATGGCGATCAAGACTGATATCGCCTGGTGCGACTCAACACTGAATTTGCAGATGGGCTGCCAGGGATGCGAATTGTGGAATACAAAAAACCGATCCTGCTACGCCGGGCGTATGACCGAGAAGTACGCAGGTTCGAAGGGCTGGCCGGCCTCGTTCGACCAGCCGGCGATCTTCCCCGAGCGCATCAAATATGCTCTGTCCTGGTCAGACCTGCGGGGGAAGCCAAGACCGGATAAACCCTGGATCCCGCCCGAAATGCCCCGGTTGATTTTCCTGAATGATATGGGCGATACGTTCACCAAGGGACTCCCGCTAGATTGGCTGGTTGAGTTCGTTCCGGCTCTGGAGTCCACTCCTCACATTTACATGATCTTGACCAAGCGGGTCAAGCGGATGCTGAGATTTTTCGAGAAGCTGGGGCGGGTGCCTGAGAACATCTGGCCTGGAGTATCGATCACAAACGAGACCACGGCTCGGACGCGGCTTCCGCTTTTGCGTGAGTTGGATGCCCATCCGATCTTCGTGAGTTTCGAGCCGATGCTGGGGCCGGCGTACCTATCGCGGCATCTGTCGGTTGAGAACTGGATCTCAATGGCGATATTTGGGGGTGAGTCGGGGCCTGGGTATACGCCTCTTGATCTGGATGGGTTGCAATTCAATATTGATGAGTGCCGGAACTATGGGGTGAGTGTTTTTGTCAAACAGGACTCCGGGCTTCGGCCTGGGAACCGGGGAAGAATCCCTGATAGGTTGTGGATCCGGGAGTTCCCGAGCTATACCGGGCCGGCTGCGGACGGGGGAGCCGATCAAATGAAGTTGTTATAATAAAACCATTGACAAATAATAGTTTATCGCTTATACTTGTAACGTAGTAACCATCCAAAGTCTAGGAGTTAGTATGTCTGAAATTCAGGAAAAGTTTCAAGTTATAGTTTCGACTTCGCCGGCAGAGCGCCTGGTGGAGGCTGAGTGCTTTGTGATCGGTGGTATCCGGTACACCGTGGAACCGGATGTTACTGGCAAAGTCCTGGCCGGAAATTCCTATGGCCAGCGTTGGGTTCGGCCTTCGAAGGGGTTTGCCGGCCGTAAGTTCGTGATTGAGACCTTTGACGGTCGTACCATCGTAACCCGCAACATCTGGATGGGGGAGTCAACGGATGAAGAGGATAACGCGAGATTTATTGGGCACGAGGCGAAACCTGTCAATTTGCGGAAACTTTCTCCTCGCCGGCCTTGGGAGTTTAGATAATGCCTACTGGTTTATCGAATGGCAATTATCATGTAAATCAATCCTATCGTGAGCGTGTGCAGGCCTGGCAGGAAGAGGCCTGGGAGGCCGAGCGCAAGGATCGACTCGAGCGCAAGCTGGAGGAAGAGCGAAACGTGTTTTCTATGTTGCTGGAGCTGGATCCTGATGGAGCGCATGATTGGTATGCCGATGACCGTAATGTGCCGGCGTTCGGTCCTGTCTCTGAGCGGATCGAGCTCATTCAGGCCAGGATTGCTGAGTTGAAGGGAGAGTCCAGTGGGTGAGTTGATGAAATTGAGAATAGAATTGTATAGGGCCCTTAGTGATCTCATGGGGGAGCCTGAGTTTACGAAGTGGTTTGCCGAGACATTCCGGGCTAAGTTGGCCGAGGTGAAAGGCGAGCAGGTTGGCCGTTGTCTGACCACTGGCGACTTGGTCGATACGGAGTCCTGGCTGGAGGTTGCCAGACAGGATGTGAATCGTGGGTAGTCCTATTTGCCCTGAGTGCGGGTATGACCTGGTGGATGTGAACGAGGGGTATGCCAGGCTACGCTGGGGGCCGGTATCGTATGAGTGCCAAACTCCCGGATGCCCAAGGAATCCTAATGCCTGGGAGAAATGTCCTGGGTGCGATGGGTCTGGTCATAAATGGATTCCACAAACCATTTCTGTTTATCCTCTTATAAAACACTGCGAGACCTGCAAGGGGACCGGTCGGGTTCCGGCGGAGGAGGTGGACGATGCCGACAATCAAGAAGGGTGACTTCGTGCGAGTTGATCGATGCCAGGGAATCGCCCGGGTGGAAAAAGTCAGCCGTAAAGACAAGGTAGTTTATCTGAATCACCAGATGTCTATGTGTTTCCCTGGAGATGGAGACACGAGCGTGGACACGTTTGTATCCTACTGGACGTTCCCGGTTGAATCTTTGAGTAAAATTGACATTGGAGGGCGCAATGAATAACCTGAGTCGTGCCGCTTTATTGCGGCGCATTGCCGAGCTCGAGCAGGAAAACAAAGCCCTGCGCGTGAATCCCAATTACGGGACCCTCACGCGCCAGGCGCTGGAGATCGAGAATCGCCGGCTGAAAGGTGAGAGGTATGTAGTCATGATCGATATTGATTACCTCCACCAGTTGAATGACCGACACGGTTCCCAAGAGCCTGTCAATGATATGATACGGAGGGCGTTTGACTTTCGACATGATGACCTGCTCCTCAAGGCGAATTATGCCTCTGGGGATGAGGTTGTGTTCCTGGTTCGAACGGATCCGGAGGCTTTTATGGAACGGTTGCGGGAGTCGTTGGGGCGTGAGGGGATCACGGCTACCATGGTCTATGAAAGAATGTCAGACAGAGATGATCTGTTGGAGGTCTGTGATCGGGCTATTCGGCGGGTGTATGCTTTGAAAGCGGAGCGAGGAGTAACGAGGTGAAGTACGCATATATTGAAAAGAATTTTCAGAAATCAAGCCTTGAACTAATCGAGCAAGCAAACTCAATCATCGAAGCGTATTTTGATATGGGGTATCGAATGACATTGAGACAACTTTACTACCAGATGGTATCTGCCGACCTGATACCCAACAACCTGAAAACGTATAAGCGCCTAGCTTCTATAATCAACGATGCGCGTTGGTCTGGGCTTGTGGATTGGGATGCTATCGAAGATCGTGGGCGCTCCACCGAAAGGCCATCAACCTGGGGAAGCCCAAGGTCAATCATGCGTTCTGTGCTGAACTCATACAGGGAAGATTTGTGGCTGCTTCAGCCGTGCTACATCGAAGTCATGTGTGAAAAAGATGCAGTCTCAAACATCATAGAACCTGTGTGCAACGAATTAGGCGTAGGCTTTACAGCCAATCGCGGCTACGCTTCCGCTTCATTGTTGAAAGATGTTGCGGACAGGTTTATAAAGCAGGGCGACGATATGAAAGAACTCCATATAATTTATTTGGGCGACCACGACGCCTCCGGTCTCGACATGGATAGGGACATTGCAGAACGGACAAGGCTACTTTTGGAGGGTGAATTTGATATTGAAATAACGCGCATTGCGCTGCTCAGGGATCAAGTTGATTTATGGTCGCTTCCGCCCAACCCGGCCAAGATGACAGATTCCAGGGCTCCGGGTTATGTGTCCGAGTTTGGTCGCTTCTCGTGGGAGTTGGATGCAATCAGGGCTAATGACTTGGCCGATTTGGTAAGAGAAGAAATAGAGTTGCACATTGATGAAGGTTTTTGGAATGAAGCAAAAGCAATGCAAGAAAAAAACCTGTCTAAACTAAAAGAATTAACTGCGAAGTTGTAGTTCACCAACTAATACAGAATAGTTGGTAATGCAGAGACCCTAGTCAGGCTGGCAAAATGGTTGTATAATCTGTAATGTACCTTATAGATTATACGTCTGTAGGAGAAAACGTGAAAGCTATCAAGGTTAGGAAAAATTTCGGACTTTCTATCAATCAAAATGGCGTATACAAGTTCCGTTGGCGTATTGGACGTTGGCATATTGTTGTTCCTTGCTCTGATAGTTTAGCAAGTTTCATTTTGTGGATTGGCGATCAGACTTCTTCCCCACCCCCGCCGGCGGAGTTGTCTGACAAATCGAGAGTGAATGAAAATGACAGAAAACACACTGATTGCTGAATATAAGAATGCTTTGCGACGGAAAGGTCGATCTGCGAGAACAGAAAAGACTTATGTGGGCTGGATTCGTCGGTATATCCGGTTCTTAGCCGGCGAGCATCCCCGGGAAGCAAGGTCGTTTGGCGTGAAGCGATACATTACTCATTTGTCTGTCGTCAAGAATCTAAGCCCAACCACCCAAGGTCAGGCGCTGGCGGCTGTTTTGTTTTTATACAAACTTTATGGTATTCGGATTGAAAACATAGAGCTATTTCGAGCTAAGCGTGATAATCGGATTCCGGAGGTTTTGACAGAGGGCGAGATTCATTGTGTCGTTGAAAATATGGATGGAGTTTACAAGATCATGGCGCAGTTGATGTATGGTGCAGGACTGCGCTTGAATGAATGCTTGAAGTTACGGGTGAAAGAAATAGACTTTTATAATCACGTGATCGTCCTCCGCGATACGAAGGGGAATGCAGACCGAACCACTTGCCTTCCCTTGGTTGTTATTCCAGCTCTGCAATTGCATTTGAATATTGTAAAAGCACAACATCAGGCAGATCTCGCTAACGGTTATGGAGAAGTAGAATTGCCTTATGCGTTGAGGAGAAAATATCCGAATGCTGCTTTTCAATGGAAATGGCAGTATGTTTTTCCATCTTCGCAGTTATCAAAAGATCCTCGAAGTGAGCGCGTTGGCCGGCATCACATTCATGAGTCCAGTATTCAACGTGCAGTTAGAAGGGCGGGCGAGAAAGCCGGCATAGCAAAGCGGTGTTATCCACACATTTTTCGTCATTGTTTTGCAACCCATTTGCTTCAACATGGCACAGATATTAGGACTGTGCAGGAACTGTTAGGTCACAAAAAACTTGAAACAACAATGATTTACACGCACCACTTGAGGGCTGCGTCGGTTAGTTCGCCGTTGGATTACATGAAAGCACTTCCTGTTATGCAGAAGGTGATAGTAGAATCATAAGTTGGGCGGACACTCCGCCGAAAGGAAGTCATGAGCATAACAACTGAATTGGATGAGTTGATTGCCTTGCATGGCAATTGTCGAGATGCACTAAATGTAACTCTTGCAAAGTTGCGTCAGGTGCAAAACGAAAACACTGTTCTCAAAGAAGCCGCCCAACAAAGCGTGCAGGCGGACTCGCCTGTACCGCCCCCGCCAGAATTGTGCCTGCACGGTTATCGTTATATGTGTCCGCATGGTTGTCAGGACGAATCGGCGAGCCGCTAACGCAAGCCATTAGCCGCCACTTTACTAGAAATTGCCTCTTGACAATCTATAGAATATGAGTATAATATAACTATAGATAAACAAAAGGAGATAAAAAATGAACGGCATTTTTAGAAACAAACAAGAGCTTGAAGGTTTTGCAATTTTGAAAGAAATAAATCCAGAAATCGCAAGGCAATCTCTCGTGAACGCCATAGAAGATAAGCGTGAGCGAGAAAAAAGATATCGGGAGTTCTTAGAAATTACAAAAGAACTCCGCAAGATGGAGGCCAAGTATAGGGAGTGGACTCATCCGCTCCGACCATTTGACTATACTTGGCAATGTCTATCGAAGACGCTGCCGGACGGAACTCAAGCATGGGAGGATGTGAAAGATATTTCCAGGGTTCCAAAAGAGTATTTGGCAGCTTGGAATGCTTACGAAAAGGCAAGTAATGCCTAAATCGATCTATCTCACAGATGAAGCATATCGGCAAATCGTGGAGGCCGCTATCAAGTGCGGCTTCCGCGTATCTCGCGGGCGCGGCAGCCAGCTTGCCCTGTTCGTCGTGATGGCGGCTAACAAAGCGTGCACTGGACAGGCGGCATTACAGCCGCCCGAAGATCACACCGTCAAATCGTCTAGTTCTGGCAATGAGCCGGATCCGTCATAATCCGCCTGCCAGTAACGCAGGCCGTTCGGCTGCGCTGCGACCCCAAGTGCAGGGGTCTTGGCAGCCGAACGGCGCAGCGGATCAATTCGCAAGCCCGGCTGCTTACTCTCAGTAGAAAGGATTTTCAAATGGGACCCTATTGCAAATT